TGGTGGGATGACACTTCGCGTGCTGGCGATCTGCAAGGAAGACCCGAACTGGATCCTGGGCGGCATGGGCCGCCACGTCGGCGAGCTGTACCGCCATATGGGCGCCCTGGACGGCGTGGAAGTCGATCTGCTGACGTCCGGTCCCGGCGAAGGGACGATCGACTGCGACGGGTACACGAAGCACCCGAGCAACAAACACGTGTGCTTCAAGCCGCCGTCGCCCGGCATGTCGTCGTATCTGATCGACGATCTGCAAATGGTCAAGACCCTGACCCGCCTGATCGCGCAAGGTCGCCGGTGGGACGTCGTCCACAACCACGAATGGGGATCCGTCCAGGTGTCCCGGCTGGCCCGCCATGCGCTGCAGGTGCCCCAGGTGTCAACGATGCACCTGTGCATATCGCACCTGTCCACCATTGGCACCTGCCCAACAGACCAGGTGGATACGCCCAACGAACCCACCCTGTACCTGTGGCAGCAGGAAGGGAACCTGATCTGCGACCCGAACGAACTGATCCTGTGCTCCAACGCGTACGTTGACCTGGTGCGCCGTACGTTCATGACCCAACGGCCGATCACCATGATCCCGAACGGGATCGATCTGGACACCTGGAACCCCGACGCCGGCGACAAGTACCGGGCGCAGACCGACCACAACCTGACCACCGGCCGCCCGGTCTGTCTGTACGTCGGCCGGATCGCTGACATGAAGGGGATCAGGCCGTTGCTGGACGCCGTGGAATACGGGGGCACCGGCGGGTGGCAGGTGGTCCTGTGCGGTGAAGTCAACGCGAACACGAAGGCCCAGGTGGACGCCTGGGACGTCACGAAGCGGATCCGCGAACTGACCGAACGCCACCCCGACCGGCTGCGGTGGGTCGGGTTCCAGACCGGCCAGGCGCTGTTCGACCTGTACGCGGCGGCCGACGTCGTGATCATGCCGTCGGTGCACGAACCCTTCGGGATCGTGGCGCTGGAAGCCATGGCCAGCGGCGCCCCGCTGATCGCGACTGAAGTGGACGGCCTGGGGGAAATCGTCAACGACGCCCAGGGCAATGAATACGCCCTGATCATTCGGCCCGACAGCGCGGCCGATATCCAGGCCGCGCTGTCAATGTGCGAAGAAGCACGGATCCGAAACGAATTGCGCGATCTGGGTCTGAAGCGGGCCCGCGCGTTTGACTGGAACGAAGTAGCGAAGCAGACTGTGGGCGTGTACGAACGCGCCCTGCAAGGGGGAAACCATGCCTGTACGACTGGCACAGCCGTTCGAAACGACCACGATCGACCTGGCGAAGATCGCGGCCTGGAAGACCGAAGACAACTATTGCCTGGGGACCCACTGGACGGAAGTGTGGGTGGTGTGGGGGTACTGCCCCGGGGGCGGTGAACCCCACCAGGTCGTCCACCCCGTGACCGGGGCCGCAGCCCTGGAACTGAAGATCGAAGACGGAAAGCACCCCCTGGCGAACGACCAGGCGCTGGGCAGGTGCGACACGTGCGGAAACTGGCACCGCTTCTTCGGTTCGGCGTGTCTGGGCGACGACTGCGATGGTACGGTGCAGCCGTACGACGGCTGGTCCAGGCTTTCCGCCATGTCCCCTGAACCGGGCCTGGGCATGAAAGACGGGGATCTGTCGGTGCTATACAAGTTCCTGTCGGCCGAAGCCGTGCCCGACCCCTTCGGGGCCGACCTGGGCGACGAACTGATCCTGCTGAACGGGGAAAAGGTGCAGTCATGACCAGCGTACGCGTGCAGACTGGGGACACGGAACGGATCAACGCCCAGATCATGGGCGTATCGGCCGGGACGTACGTCCCCCTGACCGGAAAGACCGACATACTGCTGTCAATCCGGCGCGACAGCGACGGGCAGTGGTTCGACTTCGCGGACAACACGTTCAAGGCGGCCGGCTGGACCACCAGACAGCAGCAAATGACGGAAACCGACGCCACGAACGCGCCCGGAAACTACCACCACGACTTCGACACGTCCACGATCGTCAGTCCCGCCGACGACGACACGTACGAAGCCGTCGTGGACCAGTCGCCCGGGACCGACGCCGAAAACGTCCCCCAGACCGGGACGATCAAAGTCGGACAGTGGGTGGATCGTTTGTTCAGCATGGCGATCGCGTTCGACTAGAAAGGGGGCAGCATGTCCAGTCGGCGCCACGACGTCGCGGCCTTGCGCGTGTTCATCGCGCAGGGCACGACCGTTGATCGGATCCTGGAAGCGACCGGGTGGACCACCGGCTATCTGTCCGGTCTGCAGGCCGAGCTGTTCGCCGAAGAAGAACGGGCCCGCGTCGGCCGCCGGTCAGAAGACGTCTTCGTTGAATACTGCCTGCGGACCGAAGACAATGTGGCAGCCCTGGACGACCTGATCGAGCAGTTCCACGACAGCAAGCAAGGATCCGCCCTGGTGGGCGCGATCAAGGCGAAACAAGACCTGTGGGACCGGACGATCAAGCTGGGGCAGACCCTGGGGCTGATCAAGCGTGAACCGAAGAAGTCGGTGCACCTGGTCGGGTCCATGTCCGACCCCGAACTGCGGACGTATATCAACCAGAGGATTCGCCGGATCCGTGAACTGGCGACCCGTGGCAACGATACCCACCTGCTGGACCTGCCTGACGACAGCGAAGACGGTGAAGCGCGGGTGATCGAAATACCGGCCGCGCCGGCGCCACCGTCGCCGAAAAAGTCGAAGACGTCGGCCGCGGTCAAGGGGATCAAGGCATTGCGCCGACGACTTCGAAGGGGGTAACCAGTGACAACGGCGACCGCGCACGACCGGAACACCCGCCGGGAACTGGTCGAAACCGCCGAAGAACTGGAACGGGCAGAACGCGACCTGTTGCGACGCCAGATCCTGGAATACGACCGGATCGATCTGCTGTGTACGGAAGTCCTGGGATACGAAGTCGCGCCCCACCACCTTCGCATGCTGAAGCACACCCTGCGGTTCCCGGACGGTAACCTGGTCCTGGGGTGGCGCGGCAGCGGCAAGTCCACGATCGTCACGGTGGCATATTCCGTCTGGCGCGTCCTGAAGGATCCCGACGTCCGGATCCTGATCGCGTCGAAGTCGCACACGAACGCAAAGGCGTTCCTGTCAGAGATCAAGGGGCACCTGGAATCCGACAAGGTGCAGGCGATCTTCGGGCCGCAGGTCGGGGCGAAGTGGGACGAAGACGAAATCAAGGTGGCCGGTCGCACGAAGCAGCCGAAGGAACCGACGATCACCACGGTCGGGCTGGACAGCGCTGTGGAGTCCCGACACTATGACGTGTTGATCTGTGACGACCTGGTGTCCGAATCGGAATCCCGGACCGCCCATATGCGGCGCAAGGTGCACACGTTCTTCTACAAGACGCTACTGCCGACCCTGGAACCCGGCGGCGCCCTGGCGGTCCGTGGGGTCCCACACCACCCCGCCGACCTGTACGGCCACCTGCGCAAGTCCGACATGGACGGCCCCCGGACCCTGGTGATCCCCGCCATGCGGGGCAACAACACCGACGGGTGGGTGGCCGAATGGCCGGACAAGTTCCCGGTGTCCTTCCTGCTGGCGTTGCGGACGAAAATGGGATCGATCATTTTCGCCACGCAGTATCTGTGCGACGCGAAAAAGATGGTGGGCGGCGGCGTGTTCCAGTGGGACGATATCCGGGTGATCCCGCATGACCAGGTGCCCGACGGCCTGCCGGCGTACGGCGGCGGCGACCTGGCAACTAGCCTGAAGAAAACAGCGGACCTGTTCGAACTGGTCGTGATCCGGTATGACAAGGTGACCGATCGATACTACGTGATCGACCACGTGGCGGGCCGGCTGAAATTCGTGCAGCAGCGGACCCGGGTGATCGAACTGGCCGAACGGCACGACGTGGCGAAGTTCCTGATCGAAGCCCAGCAGTACCAGGCCGTGCTGGTTGACGAAGTGAAGCGCAAGCGCAAGGGGCTTCCGATCTTCAAAGCCTTTCAGAAAAGGTCGAAGGACCAGCGCGCCGCCCACCTGGCAGCGAAGTTCGAAGCGGGCAAGGTGATCTTTACCCAGGGACTGGACCAGCTGATCGAAGAACTGGTGGGGTTTCCGGACGGTGACCACGATCACGCCTTCGACGCGCTGGACTTGGCAGTGCGCGCTGTGCGATACAAAAGGCGGAAACGTCGGGAACGCGAACCCGGTGTGATCTAGCAGGGGGACGACATGGCAACGAACGTCGATCAGGAAGCGGGGCAGGCCGTCGGCCGCGCGCAGCGCATGGTGAAGGCAACGATCATCGGGCATCCGACGAAGACGAAGAAGCAGGTGGGCGTCGAACCCGACAAGGACACTCCGGCCGAAGCATCGCGCACCCTGGCGGAATCCGAAGTCTGGACCGAATGGGCTGACCGCCTTGTCCCGCCCCCGTACAACCTGACCACCCTGTCCCGGTTCCCGGAACTGTCGGGTGAGCTGTCCCGGGCGATTGAAGCCATGGAAGTCAATATCGAAGGCTTCGGGCACCGCCTGGTCAGTCGGTTTACGGGGATCGAAGACACGAAGGTTCCGGACGCCGTGAAGAAGCGGGCCAAGTTCGAAAAGGTGTTGCTGGAAAACTTGTTCGAATCGATCGCCCTAGACGTGTCGTTCACGGCCCACCGACGCAACACGCGGACCGACCTGGAAGCGACAGGGAACGCGTACTGGGAAGTGATCCGGACCCGCAAGGGCAAGCGGATCATGCGACTGAAGCAGCTGCCGTCGTATCAGATACGTCTGGGGATCCAAGACAAGGAATTCACCCAGGTGAACGTCCCGGTGATCCAGATCGTGGACAACGACTTCCAGATCGAACAGGTCCCGACGTACAAGCGGTTCCGAGCGTTCGCCCAGGGACAGACCCTGCTGCTTCGCGAACGTCAGGGCGAACTTCGGGAAATGGTCAGCCGGCGGATCGGCAAGATCCGCTGGTTCAAGTCCTTCGGGGATCCGCGGGTCATGGACAACGAAACCGGGGACTACGTGCCACCCGAAGAAGTGGACAACTGGAAGGGCACGAACAAGCCCATGCCCGAAGGGCGCCGGGCGAACGAAGTGATCCACTTCCGGATCTACTCGCCCCGGTCACCGTACGGTATCCCCCGGTACATTGGGGAACTGCTGTCGATCCTGGGTGAACGCAAGGCCGGCGAAATCAACCTGACCACGATCAGCAACAACAACGTTCCGTCGGCCGTGTTCGCCGTGTCGAATGGCATGCTGACCGAAGCCACGATCAAGCGGATCGAAACGTACGCGGAGATCCTACAGTCCGACGACAATATGTCCCGGTTCCTGGTCGTCGAAGCCGAAGGCGACGTGGAAGGGGAAGACAGCGGGCAGGTGCGGATCGATATCAAGCCCATGACCGACGTCCAGCTGCGGGACGCGCTGTTCCAGGGGTACGTCGGGAACTGTCGCGACGCGATCCGGCGGTCGTTCCGGATCCCCCGGATCTTCGTCGGGGCCGAAGCCGAAGTGACGAAGGCGAACACAGAAGCCGGTCGCAAACTGGCCGACGAGCAAGTGTTCGGGCCGGAACGGACAGAAGTGGACTGGACGATCAACCACCTGATCCTAACCGACCTGGGGATCAGGTACTGGCGTTTCGAATCCCGGACCCCGAACGTCACCGACAACAAAGAGCTGATCCAAATGCTGGCGCAGGGCGAACGCACCGGTGGTGTCACACCGCGCCTCGCCCGCCTGGTGATCGAAGACGTGTTCAAGAATGCAGCGGATATCCCCGATCTGGACCCGTCGAAGTTCGATCCGGACCAGCCGTTTAGCCTGACCATGGCCGACCGGGTGAAGAACACCGGCGGGACCGCGGGCCCCACGGAAATCGGGCAGACTGTCGCGCCGGTCCAGCCGTCGGCGCAAGACGAAGTGGCGAAGGCATGGCGGCAGGCGACGATCATGGATCTGGTGGGGATCGGCAACGCCGCCCAGGCCGAAATCCAGCGCGCCGTCCACTGGGCGGAACAGGGCGACTGACGTGTGCATGGCGGACCACGACCTGGAAAAGCACGCGGCCGACTTCGCGTTGTCGCGCCTGGCCGTGCTGAAGGCTGCGGGCCCGCCCGAGTTCAAAGAGATCCTGATCCGCGAAGCGGAACTGCGCCGCGCCCTGGGCGAGTTCCATATCAAGGCGTCCCGCAAAGCGATCAGGGCGGCCCAGTCCGCAGCCAGGGCAGGCAGACCCCTTCGATCGATCCTGGCTGCTGTCAGGAAGGCGTACAAGGACGCCTTTGACGACGCGGCGATCAAGGCGATCACGTCCCAGGTGTCCCACTTCTACGCCCTGGGGAAGCGGGCCGCCTGGCGCCGTGCCCTGGGCGCGTCGAAGGTGCCCCTACAAATCGATCCGCCACTTCCGCCGGCGGAACTGCCCGGAGTGGAAAAGGCGGCGACCCCCCTGGAAATCGCGCCCACGTTCGACCTGCAAGACGTCAACGCGATCAACCGCCTGAACCGGCACCAGGTCTTCTGGGTTGGCGATCATTACGACAAGAACCTGTCGCGCCGAATCGCCTGGACGGCCCGCGATGTGATCGTGCGCCAGGGGCTGACCGGAGAAGACGCGGCGAAGGAACTGGGCGAAGCCCTAGAACGGGAACTGGACGTGGTGCCGGCCGACTACGTACGGCCCGACGCCGCTGGTCCAGTCCCGCCCGGGTGGCAGGGTACGGCTGCGACGTACCACGACGGTTTGGCGACGAACGCTGCGACGACGGCCCGGACCGCCGGATCGATCGACGCCTTCCGTCGGGTGGGGGTCCGGCAAATCGAGATCTTGAACCCCAGTGACGAACGCACCTGTGATCGTTGTAACACCATGAATAGAAAGCGGTTTCCGCTACGTGTAGCGTCTGGCCAGATGGACGCGATCCTGGGGGCGACGACACCAGGCGGGGTGCGGTCGGCGCAGCCCTGGCTGAAGGTGTCACAGTTCAAGGGACTGGGGATACCCCGTGGGGCCGGTACCCGCGGCACCCGGACCCTGACCGAAAACAATATGATACTGCCGCCGTATCATTTCCACTGCCGTTGCGTGGCGGAAATTGTGCCCGGTCCGGTGGTGAACCCGGACCAGCCGAAGGTTAGGACGCGGCCTGCACCGCGCCCCAAGATACCCAAGCGCCGGAACGCACCGGTCCCTGCGACGGTGCCCCGGACCAGTACCTGAAGGTGACCCATGACCGACACACAGAAGCAGACGATCGCGACCCCTGCCCTGGACGACGGCGGTGCCATGTACCCGGCCCAGGGTGAAGTCCGCCACGACCCGCCCACGGACTTTGAAATCGGGCAGATCCTGACCGCGCACCCCGAAGTGCTGCACCTGTCCGCGAAGTCCGCTGCCGACGTCCTGGCGTCCGCCCGGACCGCCCGGCAACGGGAAGGGACGTCGGCCCCGGTCCGCATGGCGTGTGCCTGGGAATGGATCAAGGGGGACGTGCTGCACCACGGGTCGGGCAAGGCGCACCACGACACAACCCGCATGCGGGAAACCCGGGGTGTGGACAACGTTACCGAATACGATCCGAACTTCGCCCCGGGCCGCGACAAACTGGGCCGCAAGTACGACACGGTGCTGTCGTCGTACGTGCTGAACGTGCTGCCACCGGAAGCCAGACGCGCGGCGATCGCCGATATCGCTGGCGCCACGAAGCCCGACGGCCGCGCCCTGGTCGTCGTCTGGACCCCCGCCGACCTGGAAGGCACGAAGGGGACCCCCGAACACGACGGGATCCGCACCAGGTCGGGGTCGTTCCAGCGGGGCTTCACGCCGGAACAACTGGCGGCCGAACTGCGGCGCGCGTTCGGCAAGGTCAACCTGTTGCACGCTGCCGATGGGTTCCTGATCATGCGGTGCATGGACCCCCACCGATCGAAGAAGGCAGAACCAGAACCGGCCCCGACCGAAGCCGCGAAGCAGCCGGAACCCGATCCCCCGAAGCCCGGCGAACTGGTGGCGCAGGCCCGGCACCTGGCGCACAGCCTGGCGCACAAGGTACCCGGGTTCGTGGACCGGGCCGCCAGGCTGACGAACGACCCGAAGCGGATCGGTGTCCTGCGGAACTTCGGCCCGGTCCTGTCTGATCTGCTGTCCCACCTGGAAGCGATCAAGGTGACTGGTGGGCACGAAGCAAGCGAAGTTCCGTCAGCGTTCCCCGCGGCGGCCGAACAGTTGCTGCACGTCCTGCTTCCCCTGGTATCGTCGATCCCCGTGGAAGCGGCCGACGCACGAAAGGCGGTCAACGAAGCGATCGCGTACCTGGAAGCCCTGCCCGACATGCTGGACGATCTGTCGAAGGCGGACGGTGACCTGGACCTGGACGACCTGCCCGACGAACTGGAAAAAGTGCTGGTCCCCGGGATCGGTCTGGTGTCCACCAGGTCGATCGACCCGGTGACGATCGCCAGGTGGACCGACGACCAGGTGCGCGAAGCGGACCTGTCCCTGCATGCCTTCCACGCCGAACTGTTCGCGTACACCGACCGGACGACGACGGGCGCCGAGTCCCGCGAAGACGTGATCAACGCCCACCTGCACCTGCTGCGCGAAATGGCGCGCCGCAATCTGAAGCACCCCGGCGGTCCCGACGAACTGGACGCCGAAACCCGGGGGCTTGACCCGACGGCATACGAAGGGATACCGGAAGGTGACCTGCAGAAGTGGCTTGCTCCGTTCGAACGCCAGACGGCGGCGATCTATCCCGGGGGTGAACAGGACTTTGGATCACAGGTCGTGCTGCCGGAAGTGCTGCGGCACGTCCGCGATATCGTGCTGCGGGAACCGGCCGTGTACTTGGTCGGTGGGGTGGCCGTTCACGGGAAGTCGAAGGGCGATATTGACCTGCTGATCCGCGGTCCGTTCGACGAAGCGACGCGGCACGCGATCCGGTTCCGTCTGGGACGCATGTTCCCGCCCGAGCTGTCCCGCCGGGTCCAGTTCGTGCACGACGACCAGGGCGGCCCGTTCACGGACAACGTGCCCATGTACGACCTGGTGCTGCGACGACGCAACGATCTGCACGTGATCCGCATGGCGGCCGACCTGGTGAAGCAGGCGGACCCGTTCCTGGATATGCCGCCGAAGGACGCCACCCAGCGCCCGGCCGTGTTCCAGTATCACTTCCGGGGGTCCAGTCTGCACCTGGACTTCCGGATCAAGGTCAACGATCACCTGGTGGGCTGGACCCTGAACAACCAGAAGGCGGGGGCCGTGCCCGCCGTGGACACGGTGGAACAGGCCCGACGGATCGCGGACAGGTTCAGCGTGGCCGGTGGGCGGTACACCAAACCGTTCGCGGCCCCGTCCCAGCTTCGCGTCCAGGGCAAAACCCGTCAGCCCGTCGCCTGGCTGAACCTGAAGGATCAGGTGGTCGAACCGGGCGAAGTCGGGGCGACCCGCCTGGAAGCCGGCGTCTTCGTCACGGCCGACCGGCCGACTGTGGAACTGGGCCTGCAGAAACCGGACGCCCACGAATACTTCCTGACGGGGAAGGGGGCCGACGTTCGCGGGATCCTGTTCATGCGGAAGATCGGTTCCACCGATGGCCCGCTGTGGACCGCGACGATCACCGAATCGGCGCTGCCCGGGGTGCTGAAGCCCAGGGCGGTCGCTACCCAGTCCATGCCGCCGAAGGGGTACAGCGCGATTCCGAAGACGCTGGAAGCCGTGACCCCGGAACAGTTCCGGTACTGGAAGGCGAGCAACCCGCGCGAAGCGCGCGAAATCCGCGACGCCCTGGTGCAGTCCCGCCACTTTACCGACGACAACGTGAAGGTGGTGGACGGCCAGTTCCGGCGGACGGTCCGGAAGTTGTACGTGGACCAGGGCGACCGGCTGGACCAGGCGCCGCCGGTCGTGGACTTCGCCCTGTCGCGGCAGGACTTCCGCACCAGCAAGGACGCGTTGCGGTCCGAATGGCACCTGTCCCTTGACGACGGCGACGGGCTGCGAACCTGGGTGCTGCAGGCCGACCCTGCCACCCGTCCGCCGCAGATCACAGCGAAGCAGGTGCACCGTACCAGCAAAGCCCTTCTGACTTTCGAAGGTGCCGTGGAACCCGGCGCCCAGGTCGGCGACGACGTGCTGAACACCACGAAGCACACGACGTCGGGGATCTGTGTCGTGGACCGCGGGAAGGCAACCCTGCTGAAGCGCACCCAGTCGGTCGTCCGGATCCGCTTCGCCGGCGACGTGCTGAAGGGAACGCACACCCTGGTCGCCGAAGAAGAAGGGTCCGACGTGTGGACCATGACACCGGACGCTGCACCCGGCCGCGTCCCGACCGAAAAGGCCGAACCCGACCACGACACCCCGGCCCAGGCGTGCGACTTCGATCCGTCCTGGAAGGTCCGGGCGATCGTCTGGAAGAAGACGACCCCACCCGACGACCCCGACGCCGGCGCGTTCCACTGTGCGATCGGACCGATCGTGAAGGAAGACCGCGACACCTGGAAGGGGATCAAGAACGTCCGGGGCGACACGTACGCCGATATCGGGTGCACGGTCCCGGCCCCAGTGTTCGCGAACGTCGGCGACGTGCTGGAAGTCGAAGTGGGCGATCTGGTGGTGGGCAAGTCGGACGACAAGCGATCGATCACCTGGTCCGAACCGACGGTGATCGGGGTGACCGATCGGCAACCCATGTCGGCCGACCAGGCGGAAGCGACGATCCGAAAGCACGAAGTGGAAAAGCGCACCGCGTCCGGCCTGGGTGGCTTCGAAGTTCTGAAGTCCGACGAAGGCGAACGGTACGTGGAAGGGATCGTGCTGGAACCCACCGACGAAGCCGCAGCCGGTGGTATGAAGCCCGATGCACAGAACGACGTGTACAGCGACGACGACGTATACAACGCCATGGTGTTCTGGGCCGAACACGGCATGCGGATCCACGACCAGCATGGCAAGGACATTTCGGACAAGGTGAAGGTGTTGCAATGCTACTGCGCACCCACTGGGTATACGATCGGTAACCGTTCTGTCAGGCCGGGCACGTGGATCCTGGCGCTTCGCATACTTGACACGGACTTGTGGCAGGCTGTACGGTCTGGACGACGGACCGGCTTTTCTGTCGGCGGACTGGCGAACAGGGAACCAGTGCAGTGACAGATCACACCACGAAGGACACCGATCGGGAACCCACCCCGGAAGAACAGGCGGAGCTTTTCCGCCTGTCGAATATTCGGCCGCGTGAGGTTTCGATCGTCGATAGACCAGCGAACCAGGAACCCTTCACAGTCGTGAAGCGCCACCAGGGGGATCCAATGGAGATCATCGAAAAGGACGACGGGACCTTGACGATCAAGGACGACGACCAGGACACCGAAAAGGCAAAGGGCCGTTTCGCGGCGGACGCCAGGACGTCAGCCGAAAAGCTGATCAGCCTGGCGAACCAGGCGAAAGAAGGCGACGTAACCCCGGCCATGACGAAGGAACTGGGATCGGTCGTCAGCGTGCTTCAGTCGTTGGCGCAGAAGTACCCGAAGTCCACCACGAAGTCCGACGAAGGCGACACCGACGCCGACCAGGTGGACAAGTCGAAGAAGCAGGAACCGGGCGAAAAGCCGGACGACGAAGAAGACGAAGCGAAGGCGAAGAAGGAAGACGACGACCAGGCCGACGCCGACACGAAGAAGTCGGACGAAGATCAGCCGGCCGACGACGCCGACGCCCAGGTGGACAAGGCGAAGAAGCAGGAAGACGACAAGAAGCCCCCGTTCATGGCGGGCCGCTTCACGCCGGCGAAGAAGAAGGCGGTAAAGGCCGCCCTGAAAACCCTGGTGGACGTCATGTCGGCGATCGGGATCATGCCGCCCCCCGACATGAAGAAGGGACTGGACGACCTGGAAGCGGCCGTGGATCGCGCCGAAGTGGACAAGGCCGACACCGACGCCGACGCCCAGGTGGACAAGTCGGAAGACCCGCCGGCCGACGACCAGGCCGACCAGGTGGCCGACCTGCAGAAGTCGCTGGAAGAACGCGACGCGACGATCGCGGAACTTGGGAAGCGACTGGACGCGCTGGAAAACGCCGGCGTCCCGACTTCGCTTCCCGACGATGGAAGCCAGCCCGGCGACACCGACACGAAGAAGTCCGATAGCGTGTGGGGTGGGTGCCTGCAGTTGAACGCGAAGTAACCCGTTCGCCGGGTTTCCGCCCGGTGACCTGACAGTAACGCAAAAGGCAAAGGGGTGACACCATGCCGAGCAACGAAGAACTCATGGAAAAAGCGGTGATCGCAACCGATGCGATTGCCAGCGCCGGGAAACTCAATCCGGTGCAAGCCTCGAAATTCATTGACTATGTCTTCGAGGAAACCGTCTTCAAGGGCAACGCGCGAACGGTCAAGTTCCGACCGGAAACGCTCGACATTGACAAGATCGGTGTCGGGCAGCGGGTCATGTACCCGGCTTCCGAGGGAATCGAACCGGCCGGGCGGACGGGCGTGTCCCACAGCAAGGTCAGCCTGTCCCCCGTGAAAAACGTGGTCCCCTTCGAAATCACCGACGACTATGTGCAGTACAATATCGAAGGTGATGACGTAGAGGATCATATAATCAGAATGATGGCCCGCCAGACCGCTAACAACGTGGAAGAACTGCAGATCCACGGTGACGCGCTGGGCGAAGCGGGGATCGAAAACGACGTGCTGCCGTGGGGCGGAAGCACCACCCAGTATATCAAGGATCCGATGCTGGCCGAGTTCAACGGCTGGCTGCGCCTGGCCGACAGCGGGCACGTGGTGGACGCCGAAGGAAACAACATCGGCGCAACCCAGTTCGGTCAGCTGATCCGCGCGCTTCCCACGAAGTTCCGCCGGAACCGTCGCGAACTGCGGTTCTTCGCGTCCCCCGACCTGGCGCAGCTGTGGCGTGAAAAGGTTTCGACCCGCGCCACCCAGGCCGGCGACGTCGCCCTGGGTTCCGCGGACATGGTGTCACCGTTCGGTATCCCGCTGGTAGAAGTCCCGCTCATGGCGTACGAACCGGTCGTGGTCGAACACGTGGCGCTGACCGGGACCGACCTGATCAGCCTGCGGTACGCTCCGCTTCTGTCCGGGTCGGAAACGGTCTTCGATTCCACCCTGGCGGACACCCCGACCACGCCGTATGTCGAGGGTACGGACTACCATATGGACTACGCCAACGGTACGATCCAGCGTGAAGCCACCGGATCGATCGGCGCCGGTGACACGGTCAAGGTGACGTATACGGCCCGACCCCAAATGATGCTCAGCCATTGGCAGAACTTCATTATCGGGATTGGCATGGACATTTCCATCGAAAAGGACCGGTCGATCTATCGGCAGGTCAACCAGTATGCGATCCACTTGAAGGTCGCGTGCCAGTTCGAAGAAACGGACGCCGTGTCGAAGCTGAAGAACCTGGGCCTGGGTATCTGATCGGGAACCTGGCCTGCACGATACCGGGGCGGGGTTGATCCCCGCCCCGGATAACCCCTAACCCGCGCCGAAGGGGGAGAACATGCAAGCACGTTTCAAGCTACGCACGGGCGGTCCGCGTTCGCTGACCGTCCGTGGGATCCGGTACGAAGCAGATCGGATCTACACCACCACGAAACCGGGCATGGTCGCCTTTCTGAAGAGTCGGCCGGAATTCACGTTCCTGTCGATCGAAGGTGAAGAAGACGACAAGCCCGAACCCGCGCCGAAAAAGTCTGCGCCGAAAAGGGGCGGCCCGATCACGTCGGCCGACCTGAAGACGTTCGTCGCCAAACCGGCCGACGAACCGGATCCGGATCCCGAACCGGAACCGAAGAAGAAGCCGGCGAAGAAGAAGACGAAGAAGCGCACGACGAAGAAGCGCACAAGGAAGAAGTGACATGCCGACCGTGCGACTGAAGCGAAAGCGGGGCGCACCCCTGGACGTCGAAGGCTTCCCGGAAGGTGCGACCCGTTCCGTCAAAGGCGCCCTGCGCCTAGCACCAGGTGTCCCGGCGCACGTCACTGCTGACGAAGCCGCGCACCTGGAAGCGATCGGGGCCCCGGTCGCCGTCACGCCCGACCCACCCCCACGGCCCGAACCGCCGAAGCCCGCCGCGAAGAAGGCGAAAAAGGCGAAGAAAGGCAAGGGGAAGAAGTCGGGCGCGAAGCCGACGGCCCCGAAGGACTGACCCCGTTGTGCGCGTCAACGACCGGCGTGGGATCACAACGTGCTTCGACCTGGGCGATCCGAAGGAACTGGACACCTGGGGCGAAGTCGAACACGACCGGCACGCGCAGGACAAAATCACAGGGGTGATCCTGGGCGGTACCGGTACCGCCCAGGTATCCGTCCCCACCCCCCGACGTTTCCGATCGGTATCCTACCAGGCCGAACCCCTACAGAACGGGCAGGGGTGCAACGGCGAACGGTTGATCGTCCAGGCTGACGACGTACGGTTGACTGTGCTAGTCTACCGGTCAGGAATGGCGCGGGTGGACCTGGTGAAGACCGGCCACCCCAGACACCTGTCCCAGTTCGACAAACCCAGGGGGACCCCATGACAGAGCAACATAATGCGTTGATCCCGGCCAAGTGGTCGCAACACCGGCTGAAGGAAGGATCGCCAGCGGCGGCCGACGGTTCGATCAGTGGCACCTTCCCGAACCGTCGCGGCCTGATCGGCTGCGACGGGTACACGACGATCAACGCCACCGTACGGTTCACCGGCGGGACGAACCCGACCGCGGATCTGGACGTCCTGGCGTACGACGAAGACCGGGACACGGCCGGCGCCGGGTACGGGTTCACGGTGATCGATGAGCACACCGGCGTCGTGGACCTGGAAACCGTGCGGTGCACGGCACACCGGAACCGGATCTTTATCCTGATCAGCGCGATCACCGGAAGCCCGGACGCGATCGAAGTTCGCGTGGGGCCGGGGGAAGCCGCACCATGGCCGCAACGCTAACCGTTGACGTCGAACACCTGCCCGATCTGCTGGCGCTGTACGTCACGTCGGGGGGACAGATGGTGGACCCGGTGGCCGTCGAAGTCCAGGTAATGGACCTGGACGGCGGCGAACCGGGTACCGAACTGTTCCCCGCCGCCGGCGGGTGGGAAGACATGCTGACCGTGGGCAAGCGGTCCACCGGTGTTTACGACGTGATCGACGGCAGCGCACCATGGAAGCACAATGCAGCCGTGGCACGTGGTCGGGTGAACTGGAGGCACAAGCTGGCGGCGACCGACGACTGGACGTACGTCCGCCGGTCGTTCCAGGTGTTGCTTGCAGCGACGACGGGCAGCGACGCCGGCGAAGCCGTGGCGTTCCTGATCCAAGATCTGCGGGACGTTGGGGTGACCCTGACGATCGCGTCCGACGTCGCCGTGTACCTGCAGTCGGTTCGACTGCTGCAATTGGCCGAACGCTTCTGCCGGCAGCACCTGCGGCCGTACTTCGGGACCATGCGATTCCACGGATACGACAACCGGACGCTGCCCCTTCCCGAACCCCTGGTGGGTGCCCAGTCGGTAACCGAACACGATCGGGTGCTGGACCTGGATCACCTGATCGTGTGGGGGTACGAAGGGGAGGAACGCCGGAACCCGCGCCTGGAAGTCGCCCTGACGGATCCGGGATCGTCGATCTATACGGCCCCCGGCTGGCGCCGGACGTTCGACGCCCGGCTAATGATCTATGTCGTGGGGGTGTGGGGGTTCTTCGACCCGGACACCTTCGACATGCCGGAACTGGTGCGCCAGGCGTTGATCAACGAAGGGGCGTCCGTCTTCGGTGTCACGCCGTCCACCGGTGGCGGTTCGGCGGCCGGTGCCGTCAAACGGGAGAAGACAGACGGACACGAGATAGAATACGCCGTCCAGGCGTCCACGGTGCGCCCTGGCGGGCTGTCGCTTATGGATCAGGCGACCCGGGATACGCTGCTGCTGTACAAGGCGCCGATCGCAATCGGGGCGCCGCGGACGAAGTGGGTGTGATATGGTGCTGCCGAATCTGATCCACCCGATCTGGATTACAATCCAGCGGGCCGACAAGTCGGCCACCGTGTACGACCCCGACGCCCGGGAACCCCTGCGCAGCGTGCACCGCGAAGAAGTGCTGATCCAGGCGCAGATCGTGTACCGCCAGGTCGCCGATCCCAGGTTCGAAGGGTACGGTCTGACTGAAGACGCGCGGGGATACCTGCTGTTTCGGTTCACCGATCTGGACGCGAAGGGGTACACTCCGGCCAGGGGTGACATGATCACGCAGTTGGGGCACAGGGCAACGAAGCTGTTTCTGTTGCAGTCGGCTGACGCCGGCCACTATCCAGACCAGAACGGGGCTTCACTGATCCGATGGTTCTGGGGTGACCGACGTCCGACGACACAGCAACCGTCCAGCTAGGGGGATATATGGCAAAGCCAGGGATCAGGCTGACCGGCGAGTGGCGACGGCTGCGCGCCCTTCTGAACCCTGGCAAGTTCCGCCGGCGACTGGAAAGGGAAGTGGGAAAGGCGACCACGAAAAACGTCCTGCTGTTGCGCCGCGCAATCCGTGAAGCGATCAGATCGAATATCGCACCCCGGAAAGTCGCACTGTCGAAAGCGCTTGCACGCGGTGGATCGAAGTCTCTGGTGGGCCGGACCGCTGCCTTGTGGCGATCGGTGACCTACCTTCGTCTGTCCTGGAATCGCGCCTTTGCCGGGGTGCTGCGACGTGGCAAAAACGAGCGCGGGGATCCGTTGTACAATATCGCGCTGACCCTGCACGAAGGGGCGTCAATCAAGGTCACCGATCGTATGCGTGGCCTGTTCGCTGCATTGTTCTGGGCGCGTATGAAGGGGGATCCGTCGATCCTGAAGTCCAGGCGTGCCCGGGAACTGTGGCGCGCTGCCCCGGGTTTCGAGTGGCGCAGGTTGTCGCCGTCCACCAGAATGATCCGGATCGCTGGTCGACCGTTCGTCAAGATCGCACTGCGCGACCGCGGGCTGCGCGTACAGGCAGAAAATAACTGGAACGACGCCGTGGATCGTGCATTCCGTACAGGATAGGCCGAAGGCATGACACAGCCCCATATCAGGACGATCGCCCACACCACGAACTTCCCGTGGGAAGATCGCGGGCTGCTGGAATTCAGCGACAGCGACAAGATCCACCTGTACCGCGACGGGTCGGGGTACGGGATCCCCGACGTCCGCCTGAAGCTGCAGCCCACCCTGGAACCGTTCGGCCCCCTGTACCCCACCGACGACGACCTGTACGTGCGGGGCCCGGCAATCGAACCCGGCGCCCTGCGCGACTGGGTGGCGCTGTTCGTGGCCACCGACGAACCCGACGACACCCTGGTGCAGTTCCGCCTGTACGACGTTACCGGTGCACAGGATCTGTACTGGGACGGGGGCGCCTGGTCCGCGGCCGGCGCTGGGGACTGGAACACCCTGCAGGAAGTGCAGACGAACCTGGGCAGCCTGGACGCGGCTGTGCGGGGGCTGCGCCTGGTGTTCAACCTGCACACCGACGACGCGACTGCAACCCCCAGGGTCACCGGCGCGGTGGTCTTGTTCACTGCGGCGATCACGTCGTTCAACGAAGAGTGGCTTTATCGCACGTTCCTTCGCCAGCTGTCCGCCGGCGCGCAGCCGATCGCGGACGTCGCTGTCAGGTGGCCAGGTGGCACGACGTACACCTGGGACCACGACGCCCAGGAAGAACCCCTTGGCGAAGCGACCCTGGACATTGTGGCGGCGTACGATCTGAACAACGATCCCGACCGCGAAACTGATCTGCTGCAGTCGTACAACACGGGTTCCGGTCTGGTAACCCTTTCGCAGTCCGTGGACGCGGACAACGACGTCCTGTTGCTGGTTGTGTACCAGCCGGTCGTCGCGATCCTGACCCACCCCGACTTCGACGAAGTGGCAGGGGTCCCGGCCGTGACGATCACGACGATCGACGAAACCCTGGTGCGCGAAGACCCCAGGACGATCGCTGCGCCCAATGTCGGGGACGCGAACGCCCGCGCAGTGCAGTCACCGCGGCAGGTGGATTTTGACTTGGAACTGACCGTGGTGGTACCACGGGGGCTGGACCTGGTACGGGTAACGGAAGCGGTCCAGACTTGGATACGTAACAACCCTGTGCTATTGTCTAGCGCGACGGGCGGCCGTGTTTCGGTCACCATTCAGGAACCGTTCAGCAGCACCCCGCGGGGTGACGCTGCGCACCTTCACGAAGGGACCCTGACTGTGCGATTGTGGAACGCCGAACAATGGATCTTCCCGGCGTTCGACGCGTACAGCGCGCAAAACCTTGTACTATCTTGGAATCCGTAACGAAACCGGAGGTTTAAGCCATGGCGATCATTCGACGATACGGCCCGACAAAGGGCGCCGGAACGGTCGTGATCGAACAGCCGCCAGAGGAAACGATCGAAGCGTCCGCGCTGGGCGTGTGCGCGGTGATCGGCCAGTTCGAACGCGGCAAAGTCAACGACGTGACCGACCCGCAGTACAACCGCTGTCCCACAAAGTCGGTATTCGAAAAGCTCATGGGTGGCCGCCTGGACGCAACGATCGCACCCGACGTCTGCCAGGACTTCTTCGATCACGGGAACGGGGCCGGCGAGTTGATCGCCGTGCGCGTCACCGACGGGACCGAAAAGACGGCGGAAGTCACGCTGTTTTCACGGCACTGGGGCACTGCGTTCACGGCCGACCAGGCCGACAAGGACAACCAGACGCAGACGAAAGTCGGGGTGCTGAAAATCACGGCCGATAATCCGGGCGCCTGGGCAGGCCGTGCCCGCACCAGGCGCGCCGAAGTCGCGGACGTTGCCGATATCGGCACGACCACGCTTCTGGACGCGGACGCCGGGTGGACGGTCAACGAATGGGCCGGCGGACAGCTGGTGCTGGACGGCGTGTCGGGCAAGGTGTACGACGTCGTGAGTAACACAGCAACCATCCTGACCGTCGAATCCGACGCCGACATGGACACCGATCTGGGGACCGGGTCCGAAAAGGGGTACGAAGTCGCCCTGGCGTTCGACACCCTGGAGTCGGGCGACGAAAAGGGAATGGCCGTGCGGATCAAGGAAGCCCAGACCCTTCCGGACGACAACTTCGGCCTGGAAGTGTTCGTGGATGGCCAGCTGGTCCGCGACTACGCCACCCTTTCCATGGATACGTCCAGTCAATACTACGTCGAAAAGGTGATCAACGACGACAGCGGAAACGACTGGATCGTGGCGTCCGACCTGTGGGACGGACAGGGGGCCGTGGTCCCCGACGTCCGGCCGGCGAACCAGTACGGGCAGCTTCGATCGCTGACCGCCACCGCGGCGACGTTCAACGTGTGCCAGGTCGTCCAGGTGGACGACAGCAACGTGCAGGTGGTCAACGTCACGAACCCCGGGGTCAGCGTGTGGGTGCCCCACCGGTTGACCTTTACGTATGATCTCGCGAACTTCAAGTATACGGTCGCCGCGTCCCTGCTGTACTGGCCGGACATTGCGATCGCGAACCTGGACGACTTCGCGATCCCCACCGGCGAACAGCTGGAACAGACGTGGTCACATCCCGGCCTGGGGCCCGACGTTACGGTGGACCACCTGGCCGACCCGGCCGACGCTACCCAGTTCGTGATCGACGTCCTGCCGATCGACCATTACGGGGCCGTGGGCGGCGAAATCGCACCGGACGCCGGATCGAATCCGCTGAAGCGGTTTCTGGTCAGCAGCGCCGATTCCGATAGTGTCGCGATCAGTTCCGGCGACCTGACCACCGTGGGCACTGCTCCGGTGCAGGCGGCCGTAACCGGGACCGTGGCCGAACCGTACGCGATCGTCGCTGCCACCAACGACGGTTTCAGTATCAAGGTGGACGGTCGAAAGATCGTCACCGACACCCTGACCGCGGGTGCTACCCAGACGGCCGCGCAGGTCGTGGCCGATATCAACGGCGCTTTCGATACCCAGTTCGGGGCCGGGGTGATCAACCCCGCCAGCGTGTACAACGATGGCACCGACAACTTCGTGAAGCTGGAATCCGGCTGGTACGAAGGCGGCGGGCCCGCGTCCCTGGTCGAAGTCGCTACCGCTTCGAACGACTGTTACACCGACCTGGGCCTGACCGTCGCCGAAACCCAGGGCACCGAAGGGACGGAAGCGCAGCTGCTGTTCGGCGCCCTGCTGGGTGGCGGGTTCGACGGCGGCGTGCCGGCGGATCAGGAATACCTGGACGCCCTGTCGATCACCGACAGTCCGCTGAACCGCCTGGTGGACAAGGGCCTGGGCGTGATCCAGATCAGCAGCGCCGGTGTGACCAGCACGACGGTGCAGAAGCAGGGGCTGAGCTACGCCGAAGCGAAGAACCATATGTATCACGTGCTGATCCCAGAAGCGACCACCGACGAAGTGGACGCCGTGGACTATATCAACGGCACGATCGGACGGTCGGACTTCGGGCTGTGCTACTTCCCCACGTACGCCGACGTTCCCGACCCGGACCGCGACGGACTGACGAAGGCGATCCCGATCACCGGTCAGGTGCTGGGGCTGGACGCGAAGTTCGCGCGGTCGTTCGAAGGCTACCACCGACCGGCAGCCGGGATCGACGCCGTGCTGCCGCGGATCGTGGAACTGCCCACCGGCGACACGATCCTGAACGAAGAACTGCTGAACCCCCAGGGGTTGAACGTCGTGAAAAAGAAGCAGGGCAACTTCGTTGTGTGGGGTGGCCGGACGATCAGCAAAACCAGCGCGTTCAAGTGGAAGACTCACCGGCTGCAGTTGAGTCACTACGAACACACCTTCCTGGAGTCGTTCGACTATGTGATCTTCCAGTTGAACAACGCCGCGACGCGCCAGGGTCTGATCAGCACCTTCCGGGTGTTCTTCGCCGCGGAATTCGCGAAGGGCGCCGTGGTCGGGGACAGCCTGTCGGACGCCGTGTCAATCAAGATCGACGACGAAAACAACACCGACGCCACGGCGGCGGCCGGCGACCTTCACGCGGAAATCCTGCTGAAGCTGGTAAACTTCGTGGAACGCTTCGTGATCCGAATCGGGAAACAAGGTATTTTTGAAGGAACTACGTAGGGTTACGTGATAAAAACAAACATCCTGTGACCCAGATATAGGGGGTCTGAAATGGTGACGAAAGGTACGATCAAGAGCGACCATATCCCGCTGAACAAATTTCAGCTGCTGGTCGCGGGCATGCCGCCCCTGGCGCCGATCACGGTGTCGGGACTGGAAGAAGAAGTGCAGCGGGTCGAACTGCCGGACCGCACGGCCGCGTCGGGCGGGAACAGCAACCCGATCGAATTCGACGTGGAGTTTCAGGCGCACGACGCGGTGGAAGCCGCAGCCCTGGAACTGTGGCTGGCGGAAGCCCGCGATCCCGTTTCGCCCGCGTACAAAAAGGTCGGGACGCTGATCATGCAGTCCCTGTCCGGCGAAGGGTTCCGATCCTTCACCTTGAACGGGCTGTGGATCAGCAAGCGGGCAACGCCGGACTTGGACATGGCAAACGAAGGGGAGCTGGCGACGATCACATACACCTTCAGCGCGGACGAAATGTTCCCGCTGTAGAGTGACCGTCCAGCAACCCAACACCTAACCTCCACTTTCACAAGCCCGGCACGGCCGGGTATTTGGAAAGGGATCCAACCATGCGAAACACAACCGTTTCAGAACTGGGACAGTCGTTGCCCATTGGCAAGGAAGCGCCGGGCGGCGAACGACTGCGGGACTTTGCATTCAAACCGTGGCGGACCACAGAAGAAAAGGCGATCGGGAAGTGGCGGGATGAAAACCCAAGTGCGTCGCACGGGCAGTTCGTCGCGTACGTGCTATCGTACTTCCTGACTCGTTGGTGCGGTGAGTCGTTCGAAGACGTGCCGATCGACAAGCGGCGCCTTGCCATGTCCACGTCGTACGCCTGCGACGTGCTGTACGCCTGGATTGCCCTGCGGCGGTTCGCCATGGAAGACAACCTAGACATGGAACTTTCCTGTGGTCGGTGTCGGAACGTGGTGCCGTACACAATATCACTGGGCACGATCGACACGAAGATACCGGACGACGACGATCCCTTGACCGAAGCATTCCAGGTTCGCGACGGTCTGGTGTGGCAGGGCAAGGATAGTCGTATCCTGACCCTGAAGCCTGTACAGTGGTGGGTGTACGAAACAGGATCCGGCAACATGGGAGATCTGAAGGCGAACGTGATCGCCGGATCGATTGCCGGGCTGGACAAGGTGGAAGGGGAAGTCCGGATCCCGGGCGAAGTCCTGGACCTGTCGAAGTACGATCTGGAAGCCCTGACCGCGAAGATCAACGACTGGGAGCCCGGTCCCGATCTATCGGTCGAAGTGAACTGCCCGAAATGCGACTTTCGGATCATTCAGTCGATCCCCTGGATGTTTGACCATTTTTTCTCGCTGACGGCTTCTTCCCTTTCCGAAGTCCGGACGTGATCGAAGAGGAGATCTTCTATCTGTGTTACTACGTCCCCGGCTTCGTGTACGATGTGGACAAGATGGGTCCGACACAACGCGATCGTTTCCTGGAACTGACAGTCAGAGAACGAAAGCGCAAAGCGAAGCGGAACCGGTGGTAAGGGTGGGGTGACGGCATGGCACTAGAGCGGATGGGCCTGGGCGCAGTCCTAGAATTCGCGGTCGGCAAAGCGATCGGCGACATGGACAAGGCGCACAAGAAGCTTGCTCAACTTGAGAAAGGCTTCAAGGCCGTTGGCAAAGGTACCAGTCGAGTCAGAAGGGGGTTCGGTCAGATCGGGCAGTCGATCAAGTCGGTGACGGTTCCGGCGATCGCCGCGATCACTGCAACGGCCGGACTGGCGATCAAGCGCTTTGCCGAGCTCAACGACAGCATGGCAGTGGTCCGCACGATCTGGCCGAAGTCGGAAGAAAAGCTGCAGGATCTTCGGGGGTCCCTGCAAGAGCTGGCGATCGAATTCGGGAAGAAAACCCCGGAGCTGGCCGCCGCTTCGTATCAGGCACTATCCGCTTCGGTGCCCGCGGACGAAATGGCGCAGTTCGTCGAACTGACAGGCCGGACCGCCGTTGCCGGCCTAACCGATATGACGACTGCAACCGACGCTCTGACAACGGTTGTCAACGCGTACGGTGACGCCCTGGGCGAAAACCTGACCACCACCCAACGTGCACAGAAGGCGTCCGACCTGCTGCTGAAGGTCCAGGAAAAGGGCAAGACGACCCTGAACGAGATGGGTCGCACCCTGGGCTTCGTCGTCCCCCTGGCTGCCAAACTGGGTGTCAGCATGGAAGACGTCGGGGCGTCGATCGCCACCCTGACCGCGGTAGGTAACCGCACGTCCACGTCCATGACCAGTCTGCGCCAGGTGATCGCCACGATCGCGAAGCCGACGAAGAAGGCCCAGGAAGCCGCGGAGAAGTACAACCTGCAACTGGGCCCGGCCGCACTGAAGGCAAAGGGCTTTAGTGGTGTCCTGGCCGACATGGTGCAAAGACTGGGCGACAATGAAGAAGCCTTCGGCGAAGTCTTTGACAGTGTTGAAGCCTTCGGTGCCATTGCCGCCCTGTCTGCGGACGGTGCCAGCGCGTTCAACCGCAACCTTGCTGCAATGCGGCAGGCGGCCGGTGCGACAGACAAGGCGTTCGAAGCGCGCACCAAGTCGATCACTTTCCAGTGGCAGCGGCTGACCAGTGCAATCGGTGTGCTTTCCGAACAGGCTGGACAGGCGATCGTGCAGGGGTTCGGAATCGACGGGATCGGTGGTCTGGCCGACGTGATCCGGGACAACCTACCGCAGATCGTGGCGTGGATCCGCGACTTCGTGCAAGGAATGCGTGCAGGGTTCCGGGCAGCGTGGGAAACCCTGAAGCCCCTACTGGAACGACTGCGCCCATTGGCCGAACGCTTCGGACTGATCGGAGACAGCGCGGCCGGGACAGCAGAAAAGATCGGCTTCTTCGTCGGGAAGTTGGCCGGTATCCTCGGCCCGGCGTTCGCTGCCTGGATTGCAATCAAACCGATCCTTGGGGTGCTAGGTGGGATCGTCAATATCGCCGGCGGGGTGATCCAGGCGTTCGGTGGGATCGCGAAAGTCGTGAGCAAGCTGGGGGTGAAAGGGTCCGCCGCCGCCATTGGGATCGGTGCGGTGACTGCGAAGCTGGCCGCGATCAAAATGGAACACCCCGGTCTAATGGACAACTTCCGGGAAACCGTGAAGGAGCTGGACAACACCGAACAGGCTTTCGTCGGGATCAGTCTGGCCATGGGCCCGATCCCTGAAGAACTGCGGCTGATCGAGAAGCAGACGATCAAATCCGCAAATCAGATGAACCTGGCTTTTCAGGGCACCCAGGGTTTCGCGGAAGCCATGCGACGCGAAACCGAACGATGGGTCAAGATCTCTATGATCGCAGCCGAAGCAGCAGAGAAAGTCCGCAAGGCCGTAGACAAGGCGCGCCGCGCCGCACGACTGCAGAAGGCGATCGAAACCGGTGCACCGATTGCACCGAAGGTCGGAGTGGGTACGATATCGCCAGAAGCAAAAGAGGCGATCGCGAAGGAAGAAGCTGGAGTGAAGGCGCAGCGCAAGAAGTGGGCACGCGTTGCTGCGCAGACGATCAAGGAAACCGAAGTCCGGGTAGCTGCTGCAGAACGCGAGGCACAGTTGCGCGAAACGTTCAGTGCCCAACTTGCTGAAATGGAATCAGAAGAACGGAAGAAGGAAGAAGAACGCCGGCGGAAGCGATGCCTGAACGTCAACAACAAACTGAACGTGGACGGGTCCGACCTGAACGTGGCAGAGTCCCGGGCGAAATTGGAAATCACGGAACGGGGCGGCGGCGGGCTGACCCCGTGGCAACGTCGGCAGGTCGTCGAACGCGGGGCCGTCCAGGCTGCGGTCACCAGGGGGTAACCTATGGTCGCTGGGCTGTCAGTCAAAAATGCGCTGAAGTGGAAATGGATGCTGGTCCGTACCGATCTGCCTTTGATCGGGGACACGATCCAGGGTCAGTTCCAGGCTGAAGAGTACACCGAAGAAGTCAGCACGAACTGGGCCGACATACCGATCCCGAAGCGCACGGCACCGAATATCCAATGGGTCCGGGGCGAAGCGGAAGTGGGGTCGTTCCGGGCGACCCTGTGGGCCGAAACCCTGGGCCGGTCGATTGATAGTGACATATCAAAGCTGAAGGCGGCGACAAAGCGCGACGACACCCTGGCCCGGCCGCCGCAGTTTCAGTTCGTGTGGGGCGGGATCACCTTCCCATGCGTGGTGCTGTCCGTGGGTGGCATCCGGTACAACGATCTGTGGGCCGACGGCCGGGTGCGGGGTGCCACCCTGGAAATTACCCTGCGCCGCCTGGAAGACCCGCTGCCCCTGTCCCCCACCGACCCTTCGGCGCCGGTCCCTTCGACCCGGTACCGGCCCGCCCTGCACGGCGACACATACGAAAGCCTGGCACGTCGTGAATACGACAACCCGAACCTGGGCGTGTTCGTCCGACAGGACAACTTGATCGCCTTCCCGGGGCCGGGTGATATCGTTACCATGCCAGCGGTGCGCAACTTCATTCGCCGGGCCCGGGTGCCGCAGGCGTATTCCCTGGGCAACGACGACCCGGCCACCGCGGCCCGGCAGGCGCTGTTCGACGAATACGCGGCACCGGTCACCGTGCCGTTCGTGCGGGTGTCCTGATCATGGTGTTTTCCGCCCCAGACTATATGGCCCCCAGCTTCGCGATCTTCGTGGAAGGCAACGAGCTACGGGAAGACGTCACGGGCGACGTGATCAGCTGCACCTTCGAACACTCCGCGAACATGGCGTCTATGCTGTCGGTTGTGATCAACAACAACGATCACAAGTACACCGACAACGTGGTGTGGTCCCCGGGCAACGAAGTTGAACTGCACCTGGGGTACGGAACAGAAGTCAACTTCGTGGGGCGCGGCGAGATCATTCGGCACCTGCCGAACTTCCCGGCCGATGGGGCGCCGCAGCTGCAGATCAAGGCGTACGATCGCAGCTGGCGCATGATGCAACAGGAACTGAAGATCACCGGCGGCGCGGCGAAGCGGCCGAAGAAATCGGGACAGGACCGGAACCCCAGGTGGGAAGGGACGATCGACTTTATCGTGGGCCTGCTGGCTGAAAAGTACGGTATGGTCGCGGACGTCGATCCGGACCTGGCTTCGATCGAACCCGACCCGTTCGAACAACCCAGGGGCACCAGCGATTACAAGATCCTGCGCGCCCTGGCCAACATTTACGGTGCGGACTTCCGGGTGGAATACGAACCCAGCGGGGTCCCCTTCTTCCCTGGGGAATGGACGGTCCGCTTCCTGAAGCCGGGCAAGGCAGCGCAGGATCAGGTGTACACGTTTGTCTATGCCGACGGCGACAACAGTACCTTGCTGTCTGTCGATCTGGACTTCGGCATGCCATCAACCCCGTCCGAACTTCAGGTATACGTATTCGACCGGGCAACGAAGGACTGGGTACCGGTCACCGAAGAAGAGACGGAAGAAGACCCGCCGCAAGAGTTCAACCCCGCAACCTTCGTCCCGGGCGTCCCCAACGACGCGCCACCAATCGAGTCCATGACACGCTTTCGCCTGGGTGTCGGCGGGCACGGGGTGGAAGTCCTGACCCGCCGGTTCCCGGACGCGGCGTCAGCCGCCCAATACCTGAAGAACTGGTTTCAGCAGCGCAAGGATCACTTCGTGATCGCCCGTGCCCGGGTACCCGGGATCACGTCCTTGCGGTCCGGGCAGACCCACACGTTCGACGGGCTGGGCAACAGGTACAGCGGGGACTATTACTTTTCGACCGTCAAGCACCACTGGGACGCCGACAGTGGGTACAGCGTCCAGGTGGTCGCAAACAAGGTGCTGGAATAATGGGGCACACGCTGCGCGAAACGTACGACGCGATCGTGTCGGACAACCAGGATCCCGAAAAGCGGGGGCGGATCAAGGTCAAGTGTGGGGAGATCACCGACACCGAACGCGACCTGCCCGAATGGGTGGAACCGTGCTTCCAGTACGCGGGCGTTGAAGGCGCCGCTGGGATCTTCTTCGTGCCGGCCGTCGGGGACCCGGTGGAAATCGAGCGGGCCGTGGGTCACACCGACGACGACGCGTCCGGCATGGCGACGATCATTAACCCGGAAACCCGCTGGCGCTGCATGACGTACGGGACTGCAGCCGACGTCCCCACGGAATTCACGTTCGGCACGTATGGGAAGCGCATGGGGATCAAGACGCCGGGCGGCACCGTGCTGATCTTCGACGACGAAGCGTCCGCCCTGTTCCTGGTCGCCAGCCAGATCAAGATCGGCAGCGAAACGGCGGCCGAACCGCTGGTGCTGGGAAATATCATGCTGTCGTTTTGCAGTCAGTTCCTATCGATCATGGAAACCCACACACACGGGTACCTGCCCGGCCCGTCGCCGCTGGCGCAGACGGACCCACCGGACGCGGCGACCGTTGCTGCACTGCAGGCGTTGCAGTCGTCACCCATCGGGGACAGTGCTATCCTGTCCCAGAAGGTAACCACGGAGTAACCGAACCATGGCAACCGGAATCGCGATACCTGTTCGGGGCTTGAACGGCCGACTGGTCTTGCAGTCTGGCGAACGCCAGACGGGCAAGATCATTCTGTTAGCAATGGGTGACGGCGACAACGTGAACCCGTGGAACAACGACGTGGGGATCCAGTATCCCACCTTCGACCTGGCAGACCCTGCAACCCAGGCCGTCGTCCGGCGCGAAATTGAAATCCACTTCGCGCGGTTCGAAGGCGAACTAAAGGCGCGCCTGAACGATCTGCAGTTCGAAGAAACGGCCGAAGGCGAACTAACTGTGCGGGTGCTGTACCAGGATCTTGAAACCGACGAACAGCGCGACGTTTCGCTGATCGTGAAGACAGGGCAGCAAGGGGTGACAGCATGACCACGATCACCATTCCGGACTTCCGGTTCAGTGGGTTCTACTACCCGGAGATCCTACAGGACGCCCTGCTGTGGCTGCGTGCCAACGTTCCCGAGCTGTCCGACGAAGACCCGAACGAACCGGCGATCCAGCTGCTTCGCCTTCAGGCGCTGATCGGTCACCTGAACAACGTGCTTCTGGACCATGTTGCACTGGAATCGATCTTCGATACGGCCCGCCTGCGCGAATCGGTGAAGGGGCACCTGCGCCTGATCGACTACACCCTGTCCCAGCCCACGCCCGGGGTCGTCGAACTGATCACGAAGCTATCAACCGTCCTGACGTCCGACTATACCCTGCCGACGGACTTCTACTTCACCACGAAGGCGGCCGGCGACACGCCCGCGATCTTCTTCGAAGTGGACGGCGGCGACGTGATCACCCAGTCGGATCAGGTGGGGTACTGCTACGGGGACGACGGCGGCAGCTTCACCGACCACACGGCGGCAGCCCGTGACGTGGGTACCACATTCAGCCCCTGGGGTGCCACACCGGAAGAAGGCGACGCGCTGTACGTCGGGCACGACGACGTGCTGGTGAACCAGCTGGACTTGGTCGTCCCCACGGCCGGCGATATCTGGAGCGACGACGATCACGCCTGGGAGTATTACGACGGGGGCACGGAAGACGCGACGCCGGACAGCGTGGCCGATCTGGGTGGTGGGGTCATGAAAATCGTGGTGGACGCCCTGCTGGGGACGAACGATCGCCACGGGGCACAGGTGACGGTCAAGTCCCTGATCACCGGGGCCGAAGCCACCGTGGCTTCTGAATGGGACGGGTCGAACAACCACGTGGATCCTGGGTATCTGCTGCAGGCAAGCCCGTCCACCGAAGCGTCCGACTACCTGGTGGGCGCGGCCTGGAAAGAACTTGCCGACGTCGTGGAAACCGTGGACGGGTCCGACAGGGTGGTGTCGTTCACGCTGCCCGAAACGACGGATCGCCAGTGGCAACCGACCGCGGTGGACGGCACGACCGCGTACTGGATCCGACTGCGCGTGATCAACGACCAGGCGAACCCCACGGTGTTCCAGCGCACCCTGATCACTGAAGGCGATCAGTACGTGAAGCACACGGCCACCCAGGGACAGACCGTCACCGACGATCCGGCAGCATCGGCGACGGGGCTTGCGTCCCAGGAAGTCCAGACCAGCCGGACGGAAGTAATCGAGGGTACCCTATCGGTAACCGTGGACGAAGGGTCGGGCGCGGTGGACTGGGTGGAAGTCGAAAACTTCCTGTCCAGCGCGTCCACTGACCGGCACTATACGGTTGACTTCGACGAAGACGGGCGGGCAACCGTCACCTTCGGCGACGGGAACACCGGCAAGATCCCGCCGCAGGGTGTGGATAACATCGTGATCGTGTACCGGGTGGGCGCCGAAACGTCGGGCAACGTGGGCGCAAACACGGTGACGGAGAACCGATCAGGGGTAGCGATCCTGGCGAACGTCACGAACCCGCGGCCGGGCACCGGATGGGTAGCGAAAGACGGGTACGACGAGACCGACCTGGAACGGGTGAAGGTTGCCGGCCCGGCGTCGTTGCGCACGCGTGACCGAGCGGTAACCGGGGGCGACTGCGAAGAACTGGCACAGGCGTGGGTGGCCGACGACGGAACGTCCCCGGTAGTCCGGGCGAAAGCTTTCGTGGACTATTACGGGCCGAAGACCGTACGCCTGATCGTGGTCGGGGCCGGCGGCGGGTTGCTGCCGCAGGCGACCCTGGACGAACTGGAACTGTACTTCAACGGCAGCCCGCAGACCGATACCGACGGCGTGCTGATCATGAACCACGAACTGACCGCGGAAAACTACACGCCGGTACCGATCGTGATCGACGCCACCACCACGGGCGGCGACAGGGACACCATGGAAGCCGTAATGGCGGCGTACCTGTCACCGGTGGCCACCGACGACGACGGGAATTACGAACACGAAGTGGGCGGCACGGTGTACCGGTCGAAGCTGATCAGCGTGATCTTCGACAGCGACGACGACGTGGAAGACGTGACCCTGACCGATCCCGCGTCCAACGTGAACCTGAACGCGGACGAACTGCCGACGAACACGGCGCGGATCGATATCATACCCAGCTAGGGGGCGGGCATGGCGACACTGGACGACTATACACGGGACAACCCACCGGACAGCGGCAGCCCGTCCGAAACGTTCGTGAACACGCCCGACGCGTCCGACGTCGCGGACCTGCAGTTGTACCAGGCCCTTCCCCTGGTCCTGCGCGAAGCGGACGCCCAGCAGGGGCGCGAACTGCTGCTGCGGTATCTACAGCGCCCGCAGGAACTGTTCGACCGACAGCAACAGAAGACGTGGAAGATCGCGCAAATGATGCGATACGACCGGGTGCCGGCTGCCCTGGTCGATCACCTGCTGACGATCGTGGGGTGGGGCCGCGGGTCCGGCCTGCCGAACACGATCGCACAGCAGCTGTCAGCGCTGAACAAGCGCAAGATGATCGGGATCGCCGTGGCGTACTGGAAAAAGCGCGGCCGACGTGGCGCCCTGGCCGACTTCGTGCGCGCGTTCACCGGGGTTCGCCCCCTGATCTTCGACTGGTTCCAGGTGCGCAATCTGACCGACGAACTGGTGGTGGGGCAGGAATGGGGCCCGGCCGACGTGCTGGCCGACCACACCACGACGGCCGACGCCGGCACCGGCGAACCCGACGGCGAACACGCGGTGGAAATCAGGGTGCCGCTGCCCCCGAATCAAACCACCTGGTCGGAACCCGCTGGGTATCAGGCCCGTGCATATGGCGGCGGCGGCCCGGCCGTTCCCGACGAAGACGACGATATCAGCAGTGACTTCGTGCTGGACGTGATCGAACTAGCGCGCCCCATGTCGGAGCGGTACCAGGTCGCCTTCGTGACCTGGCTGGACACGTTCCTGGATCAACGTCTAGCGCACTGGGAAAGCCTGGGCACGAACGCCGTAACCTGGGTGGAAGGGTCACCAACCGACCCGCCCGACGAACCCGACCACCCCCACTTCCTGCTGACCCCGGACACAAAGGAACTGGTGAACCGGCGGGGCGCGATGGAAGACCGCGGACCACGCAATACGCCCGGGTGGTCTGGATACATATACCGGGGACTGGTTCGGTTGCCAGCAGCCGATAGCGAAGGGCGCCTGTGGTTCTATGCGTATGACGATCAGACCGACGTAGAAGGGTACTATATTCGCCTTGCGCCTCCATCAACCGTGGAACTGCACAGCGTTACGACAGCCGGCGGCGATGTTACCCTGGACACGGCGTCGTGGCCGCTTGTAGTTGGCGCCTGGTTCAGCTTCCTGGTCGATATCGCGGAAGAAGACGGGGGCGACAACCGAATACAGGTGTACTTGGACGGCAACCTGTTTTTTGATCTGGCAAACAATGATCACGATTCGGGGACGATTGCGGTACAATGCCCGGCGACGTCCGTGGGCAACCTGCAGATTGGACCAATGGAAGTATACCAGCGCCCGCTGCTAGTTGTGGACCTGGTGCCATCATAGGGGGAAGACATGGTGACCGGCGGAACGAAAGTAGAGATCACCCAGAAGAAGCTTCTGGGGCTTCTGGATCTGCGGGACGGCCTGCTGGAATACGTGGACGCAAAGGTGCAGGAAGCGATCGAACACCTGTTCACCGCCGAAGGGCTGTACGAAGCGGTCGATCTGGATATCACGGGCAACGACGTGATCACCCTGGACCCCACGTCGTTCCAGGCGAACGATGGTGCCGGTAACACCATGGACACGTCGGGCCTGGGCCTGGGGCTGACACAGGACGTGCCGTTCGAAAATGAGAACGCGATCATCTATCACGTCGGTCTGCAGTACGTGGAACTGGCTTCCGGTGTCCTGGAAAACCCGCGGACCGGTGACAAGGAATACCGGTTCGCGAAAGACTGGGTGGGGAACAAGGCGGAACCCGACAGTGTGGTGGACAACACGGGGTCGCTGACCTTCGTGGTGGACAGTGTACTGGAAGCCAGCCGGGACAACACGGATCGCGTAGTGTCGGTGTACCTGAAGACCGATCCGCAGACCACTGTGGAAGCGGAAGCGATCGTGCAGGCAAACGTGTACTTCGACGCCGGATCGAACAAGATCGACGTTGCCCATTACATGGGGCAGACGACACCCAGCACCACCGCGTCCGACTATTGGGTGGTGTTGGAAGGACTGCGAATCGAACGCGACACCGACCTGCGCCTGGAATCCGGGGTGGTCTATCTCGGCAACGTGACCGGCGGCGGCAGCGGGAACCCGCCGTCCGCGAAGGATCTGGACGACCAGGTGATCTATACCGACCCCGCGCTGGTGTTCGGGGATATCGTCGAAGTGGACGCCAACAACCACCACAAGATCGCTGTGAAAGCGTACACGGCGGAACCGGACGACCACCCACAGATCAGCATCGTGCCCGAAGGCGGTACCGACCGGACCATGCAGATCCAGAAGGACGGGTCCGTGCTGATCGGCAACGACAACCACGCGGCCGGTGACGCGAAGCCCGATCTGGTGCTGCACCGGGCGGCGCGGAACCTGACGATCCAGCGCGGATCGAACCGGTGGGAACTAATATGCGATCCCACTGCTGACGGGATCTATCTAGACAGTGGATACCTGACGATCCAGGATCAGCTGAACGCCGTGTCCGGTCTGCAATTCTATGACGTGAACACGCCGTCGTCGGTCTTATTCAGCGGCGCGACTGATACCGATCTGGACGCCGACCTGCCGCAGAACATTCTGGGGGCGATCAACCACCAGCGCACGATCGAAACCGGACTGGAACTGTACAACGGGTCGGTGATCTTGGAAGGTGGTGAAGCCACCCTGGGCGGCGGAACCGATATCGACGTGTCGGAATGCAAGTGCGTTGTCAATGGACAGTACCAGGTGATCGCAGCCGACACCCTGACCGTGACGTCCGACGCATACGTGTACCTGGACAGTACGACCAGCCCGCCGGAATTCGCACAGCGCGCCACCATGCCGCTACCAGACCCGGACGACATACCGATCGGGTACGTGGACACCACCGCTTCGGTGCCAGTGTCCGTGGTGGATATGCGAATGATCACGGACAACTTCGTCCGGGCCCGTGAAATCGTGGTCGGTCAGGTGGGGGCGGCCGGTGCAAAACTCCCCGGTGCCCATTTCAAAACGGTCGGTGAAGCATGCGCGGCAATCAAGGAACTGACCGACCCGACCAGCGGAACGGCGCAGGATTTCAAGGAATGGCGGATTGTTGTTGCTGGACTGACTGAAGAACAGAGCACACCGATCGTTGTGCCTTCGTACTGCACGATCGAGGGACTGAGCAACAATGATTCTTTCGGTGTGTACTGGGACGACGATAACGCTCTATTCGATCTGACCGGCGCGAAATACGTGACGATCAGAAACTTGGCTTGTGGAACTAGTCTAGGAACTTCCCCGCCTTCGTCTGCGCCGTATCGCGTAATCGTGCACGCCGACGGTGGCGGAACCACGGCAGAGTTCATTACGATCGAAAACCTGCGCACGGCCGGCGGGCAGATCAACGGAGTGCTGAACTTCGAAGACGACACCCTAGAACACGCCAGGATCGTAGGCGTCGTGTCGTTTTCCTGTACTGACTGGGGGATCCGGATTCGAGATGCGGAAAACGTGTCGGTCGTCGACTGTCACGTGTACAAGATCGGGACAACCCAAAGCACACGTATTGACGGGATCACGGTTGGTACCGGGGACAATCTGACGTCAAAGCACTGTACGGTGCGCGGGTGTACCGTTGAAGCGTTCGATGGGATCGGGATCAGGGTATACGACGCGGTGGACTGCGGGATCGTGGATAACAGCGTCCAGGACGCCGGTGGGATCGGGATTGTGCTGCATGGCAACCGATCCCGTGTGGCCAACAACACGATCAACGATCCCGATTCCTACGGGATCCACCTGTCCCTTGGGGGGTCCGCACGTAACACGGTAACCGGCAACACGATCATTGACGCTGCCGACGGGGAAGCCACGAATGGCCATGGGGTCGTGTGCGAGTCCGACAGTAGCACGATCACGGGCAACGTGGTGGAACCGAACAGTGGGGCAACGAATCCGGAAGGTGTCTGGCTGGTAACCAACGCGGACAACAACGTGGTTGTGGGTAACGACCTGAACGGCGGCGGGGTACGTGACCAGGGCACGAACAACTTCCACCAGACCGCCACGGACAGCGATCCGCTGAACAGCTAAGGGGGGGGCAGAATGGGGAACCTGACGATCGTTGAAAACCGGCCCGGGTTCAGGTCGTACGCACGCCGGCCGAAGGTGAAGACCGACGCCATGGTGGTGCACGAAAGCGTGTCACCGACGAAGGAGCGGACTGTCAAGGTGCTGCTGCGCAAAGGGTGCGGCGTGCACTTCCTGGTGGACCGCGACGGGAAGGTGTACGACATGGCGCCCCTGGATCGGGTGGTCGCCCATGCCGGCCGGCTGAACCGGCGGTCCGTCGGGATCGAAGTCGTGAACCCCTACTACCCCACAGCGATCCCGAAGTCGTGGATCGATCGGCCCGAAGTGATCCCGGCCAGGTGGGCCCACAGAAAGCAGTACACGGTCCCGCCCGACGCGCAGCTGCGGTCGCTGTGGGATCTGATCAAACACCTGGTGGACACGCTGGACGACGTGGCACCCGACTGGGTGGGGTTGCTGGGTGGTAACCGTTTTGCCATGGCCCGGGTCAAAGGCGCCGCGAAACGTGGCGGGATTCAAGCGCATACCTACACCCACCACGCGGACGGCGCCTTCCCCGTGCTATACTGCTACCTGCGAAGCTTGGATATGGAACACGCCGACGCTATGGTGTCAGCGTTGGATCTGGCTTCGGGGGCTGGCAGGGTGCTGAAGTTGGGCGACGACCTGGTGGCGTAAAGGTGGCAACCCGTGGAACAGTCCGAGCTGCTGAAAATTCTGGTGGGCGTGATCGCTGTGCTGGTGCTGTTCCTGCGCGGGCTGCTGGACTTCCTGAAGGGTCGGAAGGAAAAGGCCCCGTCCCTGACCGCCGACCAGGTGAAGGCGGCCGTGGTCGAAGCCCTGAAAGAAGCAGCCCCGATCACCCGCGAACAGGCGAAGGTGCTGCTGATCACGACGGCACGCAAGCAACAGGAAGAACTGCTAGGGAAGGTTCCGTGCTACGGTCGGCCGCCGGGGGAGGATTGCGCGTCGCGCGTTCGCGACGCCCTGGAAGGCGACCTGCAGCACGTATCCGATATGGTGGCACAGGTGCTTACGAAACTGGCGGCACGCAGCAAAAGACACACCTAGTCTGATATGCCGCCGCGCAAACGCAAGTCTTGAAGGGGGAACCGATGGAACAGGCGCGCCGCTTCTTCCGGGTGGTCAATGGGAACTTGACCGAATACCTGCTGTTTCTGATCGTCATGCTGCTGTGTCTGGTGGACTGCACCGGCCGGGCAGTTGCCGGTGACGGCGGGGAAGCGGCAACCAGCCCGCTGATTCCCGCCGGCCTGGACTGGAAGACCCTTGCAATCGTGGGCGTCCTGGCCGCTCCGATCGCCATGGTGGTCACGCAAATGGGCAAGAAAGCCCTGGGGAAGCTGAACGCCGATTGCCCCGGTGATCCCTTCTGGTGGCAGTGGGGACTTCGGATCCTGTCGGTCGCGGCCGGTGCCGGGGCGGGCATGCTGCTTCTGACCGACGCCCTGGCCTGGGGTGCCATGTCGGGGGCAGCCGGCGGCGCCCTGTCGTCGGTGATCGTGGCCACCCTGCGGAAGCAGATCCGCAACGTGGCAAACCCGCCGCCGGAGGCATGATATGAATATCTTTGATATTGTAGACGATCTGCCGATCGGGCCAGGGCGTGAAGCCTTGTACAAGCTATGTTGTGCAATTGACGAACTGCGCGGGACCGGCGGACCAGAAGCTGAGAAGATTGGTTCTATTGGGCTTGGTGTGCGGTTCGGTTCGATCCAGAAGCATATTCGATCTGCTTCAGTAGAACTGGATCGCTACCACGACGCACTGGTTGATCTGTTGTGACGAAGGTCGTTGCCTGGCTGAAGAAGATCCCGATCCTGGGGTGGGCTGTCCTGGGCCTGGTGCTGGTCGGGTTCGTCGTGTGGCGTCTGCTGGTCCGGGCCTGGAACGCGGAACAGCGCCTGCAGGTCGCGGTGCAACTGGCGTCCAACCGGCGCAAACTGGAAACCGTGGAACACCAGGCCGGGCTGAAAGCACTGGACGACCAGGCGAAGGCACGTGCGGAGTATGAACGCCGCAAGGCCGCACTAGAAGCGAAGAAGGCGAAGATCGAAGCCGCCAAGCCTAGTAATTTAGCGGTCGAGATCAACAACGCGTTTAAAGGGGTGTAGAAGCCCCGCCACGGGCTTTTCGGGTCAAGGGGTACCACCGCATGACGATCAACCTTTACGGACGTTCTGCACGCGCCTGCGCCGTCTTGGCTGCCGTTTTCTTCGCTACCCTTCCCACACCCGTCAGATCCCAGGAAGTCGGGCCCGACCCGTGCACCGAAGCGGCACCCGTCGCAGTCGGCACGATCGTTCCCTGTTCCGGTATGCTGTGGCCGGTGTCCTGGTCGAAGCGCGCCCTGCAGTGCGTGCAAGTCGATCTGCCCCAGGTCAACAACGAATTGACCCGCCGTGTCGCCGAAGCAACCGCCGAACTGCAAGCCCGAACCACCACGCTGACCGCGTGCCGTGAAGCCCTGGACGGCTGCGAAACGGCAGCCGAAAAGGTGATCGCCCCCGACAACCCCTGGTGGAAACATCCCGCCCTGTGGGCCGTCGTCGGTGTCGTCGTCGGCGGCGCAATCGTTGGCGGCGCCTGGGCGATCCACGATCGACTGTAGCGATCCCCCGACAGCCTGACGTATGAACGTGTGACCGGCACACTTTCGCCGGCGTAAGGGATCCGACATGCCTGGACCACTGCGAAAAGGGACGCCCGCCCCGAACGACACCACCGGGATCGAGTGGGAGAAGTACAAGATTCGCCGGTGCCGGACACTGCACGAGTGCCGTGTATGCGGCGATACGATCGTGGACGGTGAAGAGTACCACGACGGCGGGTATGGACGACGAGCGCACGTAGAATGCGTCGTGTACAACGTTGGAAAGGGGATCTGATATGACCGATTCGAGGCGATATCCGCTGCAGCCGATCGTGATCGAAAGGAACGGGGTCGCACGGTTCAGACAGAACGGGATCGTACGGTTCCTGCTGGACGCCGGCCCGTTCGACCTGAACCAGATCGCAGTGCTGCCCGGGATCACGAACGAGGAACACGAACAGTTCGCATAGCTGATCGGGTACAGCGTGTCCGGGTTCAGCGAACTGTCGTACGTGTCGGACGAAGCGGCCGACGAAGCGGACGACGTGGTGGAAGCCCTGCTGGGGAAGACGAAGGAAGGCTGAACATGGATCTACCTGAACTGTCCTGTATTCGGTGTGGGTGCCGACTCGACGAAAACAAGAAATGCCCGGCCTGTTCACAACCCGATTGCGCCACCTGTTCGGAAAAGGGCTGGCGACAGCTCTGGGAACGGATGGCCACCTGGCTGGCCCGGAACCTGGAATGGGCAGGGGTCAGCGCGGCCGAGTGGCTTGACCGGGCAAGGGTTGCCACGTCGGGCCAGCACGACCACCCGATCCGCCTGGAGATGGCAACCGTTCGCAGCCAGAACCGCGAACTGTGGTACGCGCTGCACAATGCGGTTGAAGAAATCAGGGACTTTGCGATCGGCGAATACAACGACGATACCGTGACGATCGAAGAGTACCTGCCCGACGGCTTCCCCATCCCAGACCCGCCACCGTGGGAAGGGCACACACCGGGGGTGTGGGAATGCAGTTGACCAGCACTGTGGAGGGAAGCAATGCAAAACGGTCTCATGATTTGTTATGTCTGCGGAAAGTCCGCCGATGACGATCCTGACAACCCGTTCGTCGCGGTGCATCGTGGCCACATGGACGATCTACACGCGAAGCTGCGGGAGACGAAGGCGAAGCGAGACGAAGCACGCAACGTCGCTCACGAGCTGGCCGATGCCATTGATGCGTCATATCGGATGCGCGGTGTGAGTAGTCGCCAGTGGTTGTTAAAAGCTGGCGCGTCTTGGCTTGACGCCACCACCCCCGAGAAGGAGTGACTACATGGCTGAGCCAATCCGAGAGTTGACCGAAAAGGAGACACGCTGGTGCCAAGCCCTGAACCGGCTGTTTGCTCGCATGCCACGGACACTGGTGGTCGTGGAGTGTGCGGATACAGTAATGGTGTGCGATCGTGACGGTGTCTCGCAAGCCACCGACATCAGCAACGGACAGGCCCGGAACCTCGGTCTCGTGTTGTACGACGTGAACAGCGCGACGTGCAAGGTGACCAGCGTATCAGGGTGAAGAGGTAAGCATGCCATATAAAAAATGCGACCGCGGATATTGCGGCGGCCTGGCTGGCATTGGCAGCCTGTGCTTATTGTGTTCGATCAAAATCCGCGCGAAGCTGCGGGAGGCGGAGGCGGAGCGGGACAGGTACAAGACCGCGCTGGAGTCCATGGCGGCGGACGGTTGCGGTCATTACATGGACCGAGACTGCCGAGCGGTCCACCCAGGCGACCCGGATGCATGGTGTTGGTCGTGCCAGGCAATGCAGGCAATCGAAGGTGAGAACAGGGATAGACCATGCAGCTGATCCGCACCGGCACGTACAGTAGGATCGAAGGCGTCCACGGCCGCGAACGCGAAGAAGTGTACCGCCTGATCGATCGCGACTTCGCGTACAAGGTGGACGGGTACTGGTTCAGCCCGGCGTACAAGGCGCGCCGGTGGGACGGCCGGACCCACCTGATACGGAAGGAACGCGGCGGCGGGCTGTACTTCCCGTCGGGGTTGTTCCAGGAAGTGAAGGTCCGCCTGGACGCGGCGGGCTGGAAGTACGACCTGGAAGACCGGCGCCGGTCCGTTCCCCTGTCGTCGGTCCCCGAATGGATCGGACACGACCTGCGACCGTACCAGGCCCGCGCAGTGGAAAAAGCGATCGTCCGGTCCGGGATCGTCAAGCTGCCCGTGCGGTCGGGCAAGACTCTGATCGCTGCCGGGATCATTCGTGCCCTGGCACAGCGTGCCGTGATCCTGGTGCCGTCCGAACTGCTGGAACGCCAGACGATCAAGGCGATGCGAAAGTACCTGCGCGGGGTTCGGGTGACCCCGCTGCGCATGGGCGACGACAGGGAAGGTGATATCGTCGTGACCACGGTGCAGGCGCTGGTCGCGCACCGGAAGTCAAAGGCGTTCGCTGTGTGGGGTCGGCAATTCGGTACTGCAATACTGGATGAGATCCATCATTTCCAGGGGGACAAGGGTACTGCATGGCGCGATATCGCCCTGGGAATCGACGCCCGCCGGAAGTACGGCCTGACCGGGACAGCCGTGGTCAGGAAGAAGAAGGCGAAACTGCAGGGCGACGTGTGGCTGCGCGGGCTGTGCGGCCGGTTCTTGATCGACAGATCGATCAGCAACATGATCGACGAAGGTTACCTGGCGCCGTTGCTGGTCCGCTTCGTCGCCCACGGTGCCCCGGAGATCCCCGGCCGCAAGTGGCACGCCGACGTGTACAACCTGGGGATCGTGGACTGCGCCCCGCGGAACAAGGTGATCACCAGGGAAGCCTGCCGATACGCACGGAAGGGGTCCCGCGTTCTGGTGGACGTCGCCCGGATTGAACACACCCGGATCCTGCCCGACCTGATCCGGCAGCGGCTGCCCGCCGACCAGGTGGTGGTGCTGAAGGGCGAAACGAAAAGGCAGGTGCGACAGCGTGCCCTGCACCGTCTGGCGGCCGGTGAAGTGCGGGTGGTCGTCGGTACGATCATGGGCGAAGGGATCGACGTGCCGTCACTGGACGCGGTGATCAACGCGGAAGGTGGTAAAGCACACGTGTCCATGATCCAGCGCCTGCGGAACCTGACGAAGTACGAAGGGAAGAAGCGGGCCGAAGTGGTCGAACTGATCGACGATCACCACGCCGTGTTGCGCAAGTGGACGTTGCAACGACTGCGGATCTATCGCGGGGAACCCGCGTTCAAGATCCGCGTGGAAAGGTAACCGAATGGGCTTCTGGTACTGGGTGGCGATCGTTGTGGTGGCGCTAGCTTTCCGTGACGTGTGCACCGCGTTCGGTCGTGGGCTGTTTCGGGGGTGGAAGTCGAACAAGGTGCACCCGAACGATCTTGCAGTGTTTCTTCGTGACAGGTACGGCGTGGAACTGATCGGCGACGCGGGTGTGGAACGGATGACAATTGACCAAGACGGCCGCGTGCAGATCAACTTCCAGATCAACCCGGAAAGGTGGGGATCATGAATGACAAGCCGAAGACGTACGACGCCAGCGGTGAACCGGTCGTGCGTGAGATCCTGAACGTGCTGCAGCGGTTCAAGGATCGCAACCTGTCCACGGGCGAAATGTCCAACGTGCTGCGGATCAGCGTCCAGGTGCACAACCTGATCCAGCAGCGGGAAGAAGCGCGGATCACAGCGCTGACCCTGGCGGCGGCGATCGCTACAGCCCGCAGCCTGGCAGAATCGAAGAAGCCGGAAGCGGACGACACGGAACCCGAAGCGTTCACGATCGTGGACGACGTGGTGCGACAGATCCGCGAACGCGACACAAGCCTGTCGGCGCCGTACTGGCCGAAGGGGGACGTATGACCACCGACGAAATTCTGAAGTGCCTGCGCGCGTTCAGTTCCGGTCCCATGGCGAACGTCGCGCAGCACGTGGCAAGGCTGCACAAGGAACGCATGGAAGCCCGGGACGTGGCGGCGTGCCTGGCGGAATGGTTGGGGCTGGCGTTGTCCGACTTGTGGCGCCCACCCACCGGGTGCGAACACACCCCACAGGGACTGGTCCAGGCTGCGATCGACGACACCGACGACGTGCCGATCGTGAAGTGGCCGAAGGGGGACGCATGACGACGAAGCGAACCGGACTGATCACCGGCACCAGGCCCGGCCGGCGAAGTCGTGGGGTACAGCCTGACCTGCCGTTGCGTAACGGCCTGGACGAACGCGGGCACAAGATCGCCGAAGCCATGGAACAACTGCGAACCGTGATCACTGCGGCCGGGCACCAGCACCACTTCCACGCCCTGCTGACGATCGGGACCGAAGTCCGCGCCCTGATCGAAGAACGGGACCGGTGGAAGCCGGACGAACAACGGCTGATCGATCTGGCGGCCGACCAGGTGACCCCGCTGTGCGAGTCAGGCGATCAGCTGATCGGGGTCGTCGAACGGCTGCAGGAAGAACGCGACACCCTACAGGCACAGGTGATCAACGGTGGCCAGCAGAAAGTCGATCGGTTCCAGCAGCAAGCCAAGGTCGGGGAGGAAAATAACGACCGGCTACGTGATCTTCTACACAATGCAAACCGGAAGGCGAAGGATCGTGCTTTCGAACGCAATCGCGCCCAACGCGAACGCGACGAAGCCCAGGCTGAACTAGACGGGTGGCGGAAACGACACAAAGACGCAATGGTGCGTTGTGACGGAATAGCCAGCGGACTTCAGGCAATAGCAGACAAGTGGCGGGCCTGGGCCCACGAACACGAAGGCGCCATGCTGCGGGCACAACTGCAGCGCGACGAAGCACGGGCCGTGGCGCTGCGCCTGGCGGACGAACTGGAACACCTGGACCAGAACCTGTGCGGCGAATCCGCAATGTACCACCTGGAAGGCGGGATCAAGTTCGTCAAGGACGGGCACAAGGTCCCGCGCCTGGACTGGCCGAAGGACGGGAAAGGGGGCTGACTATGCCACAGTTCACCGACCAGCCACAGTGCCATGACTGGGTGCTGCTGGCACAAACGATCCAGACCCGCACCCTGTTCAAGTGGCGGCCGGGCATGTCGTATTACGACAAGGAAGGGCGGGGCCCGTATCTGCTAACCCCGCGCGAAGTCGTGATCGCGAACGCCGGCGGACTGCCGAAGGGCGCATACGTCGCCCTGAACGAATGGGGGACGGTCGGTCACCTGCTGTACATGCTGTCGTGCGCCGTGTCGATCGGGGACGTCGATCGGCTGCCCCCGGAAAAGGCGGCGACGTTCGGGCACGTCATGGCGGCGATCCTGTCCGAAGACGTGCCCGGCCGCGCTGCCGCCGAACTGCTAAATCGTGCGTGGCGGAAGTGGCGCCAGGCGCGGGAGAGAGGGAAGGCGTGACCATGGACCACACGATCGTTGACCTGGCGCGGCTGACCCCTGGCCACGAATGGCAGGCTATGCACGGGTTCCCGCACAGCAACGCCCGACGGTACCAGACACAGTACGGAATGCTGGGTCTGTTCGTGAAGTCGGCCGACGCTGGGAAAACGTGGTCAGCAGGCTACACGGCTGGCGGGTCGTGGATCGTCACGAGACACAACCGATCGCCCGTAGAAGCGGTGCGGGGTGCCATGTGGGATCTTCGCCAAACGATCAAGGAACTGATGGATTTTGCGACGGAAAAGGATTGACAATGCCCGAGTTCATGGCGTTCGTGTACGACGGCGACGGGGTGCACTTCGCGCAGCAGGTCGAAGCGCCCGACATTGTGGCGGCCCGCGACCTGTCACTGGAAGGGTTCGACCGGACGCGCATCCGGTCGGTGGTACACACCCTGGACAGCTGGCTGTCCGTCAGGCACGACCTGGCGAAGCTGCCCAGGTGCACCGGCTGCGGCAAGTGCTGCACCTTCCGGTTGTGCTCCGTAGCGCAGGCACGGTACAGCGACAGCGACCTGCGCGCCTGCCCCCTGCTGATCTGGGACGCGTACCGGGGCAGGTACTGGTGCGAACTGCAGAAGAAGGCCGATCCCGAAGCGCGGGCCCGGATCGAAATCATGTTCCAGGTGGGCGCCCAGAAAGGCCCAGCACGGGCCGGGGGCTGTGGGTATTACGACGGGAAAGGGGGCTGACGTGCTGAACTGGAAGGACCTGATCAACACCAGGCAGGCGGCGACGATCCTGGGGTGCAGCCGGGCGAACGTCGCCCGAATGTGCCGCGAAGGGAAGCTGAAGGCAAAAAACATCGGGTGTGAGTACGGCGGGCAGACCGCCCGGTGGGTGATCGACCGGCGAGACGTGCTGAATCTGAGGGAAGGAAGAAGGACTTGACGACCTGCCCCCGGGTCGTGTAACGTCAGTGGCTGGACTTCTGTTAGTCCCGCAGCCTTTCCGGGTTGCGATCCTGTTAGTCCCAGGGCGTGCGAACAGGGCACGCCCTGGGACTCTTCGTCGCGCCCGGAAACAACAGGATCGGAAGACTCGGAAAGGAAGTCAGACCGCACAATGCCACAGTCGAAACTGACCCCGCAGACGCTGCGCGTCTGGACAATACTTCTGTCTCTGTCACCCAGCGATCTTCAATTACAACCACAAACCGCCGTTGCCGAACGCCTGGGGATCACCAGGTCGTCGGTCAACCGCCACGTCGGCCGCCTGATATCAGAACGCGCTGTGCGTCGCGGCCGTGGGAACGGACTGATCCCGGTTCGCCCGAACCACGGATCACGCTTGTACCGCGCCCTGCACAGCGCCGGACCAGTGGGGATAGTGTCATGAACCTGAACCTTCCACCGCGCACACTGCAAGTGTGGGCGATCCTTATGACGTTGACCCCGCGCGAACGGCGCATGCGTCCGCAGACCGCGGTCGCCGAACAACTTGGGGTGACCAGGCAGGCAATCTGCCAGCAGGTACGCAAACTGATCAAGGCGGGCCTGGCCAAAAAGGGCCGGGGGAATGGTCTGGTCGTGTACCGTCCCCGGGCAGGGTCCACGATCCACTTCCACGACGAACACACACAATGTGTGGATCTGCCCCAAGATGTTAAGCTCCACGACTGGATCGCGCTGCTTACCATGACCGGGGCAAGTGGTGGAAAACTTAGGCGTTTCCCGAACCTAAGATGCGCCCGCTTATTGGTTCCCCCTTCGGGGGAACAAAAGGACCATTCCGTGAAACCTTCCGAACTAAAAAGCCTGCAGAAGACAGCCGATCATTTCAGCACCCCAACAAAAAAGAAGCCCGACGCCCAAGATCACCACCTGATGCGAGAATACCTAGCCCGGCGTCGTATCGCGGACCCGGTCTTCAAGCCGAGTAGCAAGACATGGTTGCATATCAGGAAAGCCCGCCGGGAACTGGAAAGAAGGTGCATCCCGGCGAAGAAGTGGGGGGCGTACCTGGATACGATCTTCGAAGCCTTCCCGAAGGTCACGAAGGGGCAGTGCGATATCCCACCACCCGCGGTGATCAAATCCGAGTTCTTCGTTGACAGGTTCCTGGGTAACCCCGACAACAGGAAGATCCCAGCCCCCCGGGTCCACGAACTGCTACGCCGGGAAGGGTTCAACGATATCAACCCCAGGGTAGCTTCCATGATGCTGGTTGACGCACTGCGGGCCGGCAAGGTTCCGCGGGATATCAAGCCACCGTATGACAAGGCTGTGGGCTGGTTGCTGGACCACTTCGACGAAGTGGGGTACGCCTGACATGGACGCCGCCTTCGATATCGACCTGGAACGTGATCTGCTGGCAGCGTGTCTTCGTGACCCCACGATCGTCAAGTCGGCGCTGCCTGTACTGCGCCGGCACGACTTCAGCGAAAAGGTGTATGCCTGGATCTGGGGAGTGATCGCGGACTGCTACGGGCAGCACCGGGAACTAGCAACCGCCCGGATCTTCAGCGTCCGGCTGGAACGCGACTTCCGCGACGAAGACGAACAGGAACAGGTGATCGAAGTCCTGGTGGGCCTGCGACGACTGAAGCCGAAGGCACCCCGGTCTGCCCTGGAAGAAGTCCGCCGATTCGTTCGCATGGCGGCGACCCGCCGTGCCGTGTCCGACATGATCGACGGACTGGACAAGGGGGATCTGGGCCTGGCCACCCAGGCGATCGCCGACGCCGGCCGCGACGTCAAGGCGGCCGAACTGCTAACCGAACCGGAGTCCTGGTCGGCCACCGTCGAAGACAGGCTGGAACAGTACATGGGGGCGCCCGACCGCCTGGCATACCCCACCCCGATCGCCACGATCAACAAATGGATCGGGGGTGGGCTGTGGGCCGGCGGGGTGGGTATCATCGTTGCGACGACGAACGTGGGCAAGTCCACCCTGGCGGTTGATACCGGGTACGCGTCCCTGTTTCGGATCGGTGCCGTCGTCGTCCATATCCCGACCGAAGAAACGAAACTAGAATGCGCGGCCCGGTACGACGCCAGGATCACCGGGATCGAACGATCGGCCATGCTGTCGGGCGAACTGACCACCGACCAGCAGCAGCATATCCGCGACGTGTTCTGCCGGCGTGAAGAAGCGATCGGCGACCGGCTGATCATTCACGAACTGGCGCCCGGGTCGTCGGTCGAAGGGATCCGGGTGGTCGTCGAACAGGCCCGCGAGAATTTCCCGGACGCCCCGATCCTGGTTGTCGCCGACAGCTTGGACCACCTGGCCCCACCAGGTCGCCAGGAATCGCACCGGCTGTCACAGTCCGAACTGTACTGGTACGCCCTGGCACTGGCGAAAGACCCGATCCTGTCGCCGATTGCGCTGTGGTCTACGGTGCAGGCACCGGCCGAGTATATCCGCCGGCAACTGGACAAGGGGGCCGTGTCTGAATCGCAGGACAAGTCTCGGGTGGCGAAGATCATGATCGGCCTGGACGACCGGGCCGACACCGATGGTGACCTGGATCCAAACTTCGACGCCCTGCTGCTGTGGCTGCTGAAGAACAGGCAGCACCGGGTCAAGGGGAAAAAGGTGTACGTCGGCGGCAACATGGGAACGTGCACGTTCCGGGAACTGTCGGCCCTGGAAGTGGAAGGTGACGGTGAAGACGAATAGCAAAGCGATCCTGTTCGAACCGTGGCGACTGCGCAAGGTGCGGCCGTGCAGCTTCTGCAAGGCGCCGGCGCACAATGCGGCATGGACGATCAAGCCTGCCGTGTACTTGTTCCTGTGCGACGACTGCCACGCCAGGCTGCGCGACGGTGACGAACTGGAACTGCGCGGGACCGCATACCTGGGCGACTGGTCCGGCAAACTGATCACGCTGACCCCCACCAGGTACCACGTGGACTGGGCAGCCTTCGGGGTGAAGGCGGAAGGGTGGGACTAACAGGTGCGCTTCCCCGTCGAAGGCTGGCTGGACGACACGATCGGGATCGCCGACACGGCGAAGTCGGAAGACGGACACCCCGAACTTGTGACGGAGTGCCCGCACTGCGGCAGGACCCGCAAGCTGTGGGTGAACAAGCGAACCGGGAAGTGGATCTGCTACAGCTGCCGGGAAGGCGGCGCACTGCCGTCCCTGATCGCCGTCGTTGAAGGCATGTCCCACCGGGACGCGATCAGGTTCGTTGCCGCCGCTGTGAAGAAGTCTCTGCGCCGATCGGTGAAGCAGTCGGCCGAAGCGGTCACCAGGTGGAAACCCGAACCTGACCAGGAACCACCGACCGCTCTGGAACTGCCGCCCCACTTCGTGCCGATCTTCGACCGGGAAGCCTGGTGTTGGCGCCTGCCGAAATACCTGAAGCGCCGCGGGATCAAACCCCTGATCGCCATGCAGTACGGTCTGGGGTTCTGCACGGCCGGACGGTACGGTGGCCGACTGATCCTGCCGGCCCACCAGTTCGGCGATCTGGTGTTCTACCAGGGGCGGGCCATGGCCGCCCCGATCAAACCGAAGTACCTGTCCCCGCCCGTCGCCGGTGCGTCGGGCACCCTGTACGGCCTGGACGAAGCCGTGGGTGTGTCCGAAGTCCTGGTGGTCGAAGGACCGCTGGACGTCGTATCAATGGCGCAGCGCGGGTTCCACGCCGTGTCACTGCTGGGCAAGGAACTGACGGGGCGCCAGGCCGTGAAGTTGAAGCGTGCAGGGTTCGTCCGGGCGATCGTCATGCTGGACGGCGACGCGATCACCTGGGGCGCCCGTGCGGCGGCGACCCTGCGAATGATAGGGATCGAAGCACTGCTGGCAAAGCTGCCCCGGGAACACGACCCGGACAGCGCGCCGGCGGACGTTGTGCGGGACGCGGTACGAAGGGCGGCGCCACCCACCCTTCGCGACCGCTTGCTGGGTAGTCACTAAACAGTGGACACCTGGTACTGTTACTGCTAGACTTAGTGGGTTGTACTGGAAGGGGACGACATGCAACCACAGGAATACCGGGCAACCGCCCGCGAAGTGCGCCGCCTTGCATGCCCATACCTGTCCGACGCCGACCTGGAAGACGTGATCCAGGCGGTCGCGATCAAGGTGTGGCAGACCAGCGACCAGGTGGACGACAGCAATCGGGGCGTGGCGACGTATCGGTACAGGACGACGAAAAGCGCGGTGCTCGACTACCTGCGCCACCGCGGACGCCGCCTGCGCGAACTGCCAACCGATCCCGAACACCTGCGCCCACCACCCGAACCGTCGCCGGAAGACGAACTGATCGGCCAGGAAACGGCCGATCAGATCCGGCGCGTCTTCGTCCGTGCGTGGCGGTCCATGTCCGACCGACAGCGCGAACGGTTCCGGGAAGCACTGGGCGGCCGGCGCATGAACGCGGCGCGATCAACGTTCGACAGCTACACGGCCCGCACGAAGGTTAAGATCCTGCGGGCGGCGAAGGTGGAAGGATGCCGGGAACAGTTCGAAAAAAGCAGACTGATCCGTTTCTTCGGGCGCTGAACAACGGCGAACCGTACGGATGCCTGGGACAGCACCTGCTGCACGACCCCGCCTGCGACGGGGACAAGCCCTGCAGGTGGCGCGGCACGTGCAGGATCTATCAGGAGTTCTGCGAACACCGGGGCGTTGATCCAGTGGTGGAACTGGGAATGATGCCGGTCCACGTTATCCGCCCCATGATCAAGCACCTGGTCGCAAACCATATCCCCGGATACAAGATCCCGGAAGCCCGGGTCTTGCGTGGGTGGGACCGGTTCCACGACGCCTTCGTGTCGGAACTGCGGCGGCCGGTCGTCCACCCGTCGGCCGAACTGGCACGCCGCGGGGAACTGTACGTGGTCACGTGGAAGGGGCGAAGCCCGGGGCAGTACCGCGCCCGTATCATTCGGGCCCGACGGCAGGAAGGGGGAACGGCCAGGTGGGACACCACCCTGTGCCGGTACCATCCGAGCGTTCGGGCCAGGGTCACCCCCACGATCGAATTCGCCGTGGACCTGCGGGTGCTGCTGGAACAGTACCCCCATGCCCGTCACCTGGCGTACAGGTGGCGCGGATCCACACGGGAGTTCCGGCCGATCGGTGCGGTCGCCGTCAAGGTGTACACCGAACGGATCGACGACTGCGGCCGGCTGCTGTGCAGGCTGCTGGAAGACGGGCTGATCGAAGGGGTCCGCCTGGACCGGAAGCGTGGACGGGTGAAGGTGAAAACCTGTGGGGGTAAGTGGGCATGACGAAGCAGCGCGACGATTATGTGCACCTGCACACGCATTGCGACCAGTCCGCCTTCGACGGCCTGGGCACGCCGGCGGACTTCGTGAAGCGGGCCGCCGAACTGGGACAACCTGGGATCGGGATCACCGACCACGGCACCGTGCGCGCCGTGTACGACGCCGGCAAAGCGGCACAGGAAGCGGGGATCACGTTCGTCCCGGGGTGCGAATTCTATATGGTGGACGACGCCACCCGGAAGGGGTTGTCCGATGAACAGAAGAAGGAACTGCAGCGACAGTACCCCGACAAAGCGGAACAAAAGGAAGCCCGTAAAGCACTGGACCGACAACTGCGCGAACGGGATCACGTCACCGTGTGGGCACTGGACGACCGGGGACTGTCCAACCTGTACAAGCTGGCTTCGTGGTCCTGGACCCACGGGTTCTACTACAAACCGCGGATCGACTTTGATCGCCTGGTGCAGCACGGGGAAGGACTGCTGATCGGGTCGGGCTGTATCGGGACCGGGACCGTGCTGTCCCCGTTACTGAACGGAAACCCGAAGACAGGGATCGATCGGGCCGCCGAACTGGCCGACGCCTTCCCTGGGCGCTTCGTCGTCGAAGTCATGCCGCACAACATTGAAGGCCGGGAAGGCACGCACCAGCAGCTAGCCCGGATCGCCGAAACCCTGGAAGTTCCCCTGGTCGCAACGTACGACGCCCATTATCCGAACAAGGCCGACGCCGACGCACAGCAGGCGCTGCTGTGTATCCAGACCAGAAAGCGCCTGCGCGACCCCGACCGCCTGACCATGGACCCGGTGTACTGGCTGACGACCCGCGCGGAAATGCTGGACGCCTTCAGCAGGAACGTGCCTGCGCTGTCCACCCGGGTTGTCAACGCCGCCCTGGATCAGACCATGGCGATCGCCGAACGATGCACGGCCCAGGTCAGGGACGCAGCACCAGGCGCGTACCTGGTCGCCCCGGACCTGCCGGACGGGGTGAAGTCGTACCGGACCTGGTTGATCAACTTGTGTCGGGAGGGGGTCCGCCACCGGTTCGGGGCGGACCTTCCAGACCAGTACGTGGACCGCCTGTCGCATGAACTGCGCACGATCTGCGGGCAGGGTTATGCCCGTTATTTCGTGGCCGTGTGGGACTTGTGCTACTGGGCCCGCAGGGAAGGGATCCTGTGTGGGCCTGGGCGGGGAAGCGCGGCTGGCTGCCTGGTGTCGTACCTGCTGCAGATCACCGACCTGGACCCGGTTGAACACAGGTTGTCGTTTGAGAGATTTATGAGCCCGGGTCGCTGTATGCCGCCCGGGACTGTGGTATCCACCCCTTTCGGTCCGGTGCCGATTGAGGATCTGTCCCCAGGTGATTATGTGTTGACCAGTCGCGGTCCACGTCCACTGGTTGCCACGCATTCGAGGAATACAGAGTCGGACGAAGGATTGATAGAGATCAAGTATGGGTTCGGGCGCGCCAGCGGAACGTTGCTATGTACCCCTGAACATTCTATAATTCAAAATGTCGGTGACAAAATCGACAAGGCGCCGGCGCACGAATTAGTAGAGGGGGGCAACGTTCATGAACTGCGAGGTTTGCGGAACACCATTTCAGCCGAAGACTTGGAACCATCGCGCGTGCAGTACCCTATGCCAAACCCGCGCCCTTCCATCCCGGAAACACAAGAAGGTTTGTCAGTGGTGCGGCGAGTCGTTCGTCGGACCCAAGAAGCAGAAAACATGCTCCC